ATGAAACATATATCAATTCGAGTACCTTGGCACGACAAAAAATGGAACGGATGTGTTTGTGACAGTCCAACTAACAATCCTTTCTGTATGATGCTCAAAAACATCAGTGCTGAAAAAAATAGCGAGAAGGAAGAGAGAGTTGCCTCGAAAGAATGGTGTTCTCTTCCTGTTGATGGATTACCAGCATGTAAGGGTGAGAATGGAGGTTTTATGAATGAGAAACCATATAAACGGAAATTTACCCATGTATATCAATATAACAGATATGACATACCACAAACAAAACTCATACCTACAACAATTGAGATTCCAGAATATTCTTTTTATGGTATTCCTTTTCGCTATTTATCTAGAGACAATAGTGACTACCTAGATGAAAGATTTCCTCATTTTGCTCAAGATGAAGATGCTCCATTCCTTTCAGGATGGGTATTTGGCCGTCAAAGGCAATATGACATTTTGAGATGGTTCAAATCAAATATTGTTGTTGGAGAGTCGCTGGTGACCTTTTATTGTAAAAACAGCAACCCCGTAGATGAAGATTCAAGACGTATCATAATAGGATTGGGCGAAGTAAATTTGGTTAGTCCAATACTTGAATATAAAAGCACAGTAAAAGAAACATACCCTTTTTGGGAATTGTTGATGTCTCACACTATTCGCAGGGATCTGAGAAAATCAAAGGGTTTCCTACTACCATATCATGAGTATTTGGAACTTGATGAAACTTTAATAAGAGAAAAGACCGGTCTGTCAAAGAATCAAGCAATACGGGAAATCAAATTGACGTTGGATAAACTTGGTGATAGTGACAAAATTTTAAAGGAACTTTCTTATGGTTGCGAATTTATAAGCGACCACAATATGCTTATCATCCTCAATGCAGCCCGCCAATGTCTTGAAAATGTCAAGAGACATAGGCTTGTTGGTGGAGACTGGGATAGACAGCTGAGATGGATAGATAACAAAGTAGCTCAGGTAAAATCTTTAATCGGTCCGTTCCCTTCATTTGCTGAGGGGTTGAGAACTATAGGTTTCAATTACGCCTATCTTATCGAACAGGATATCCGTAATAATGAATTTTGTGGAGTCAAAGACAATCCTTGGAATGCTTTCGACAAACTGCTTAATGGAAAAATCAAAATAGACAATGCAGTTTATAATTCAGAACTATCTGGATATAAAAAGACATGGATGAGTATTTCTGACGAAGCAAAACAGGTCCTAGAACTTCTTAGTAGATTTGAAATAGATTCAGATATAATGTCAGATTGGGTAAATGACCCTGATTGGTATGAAGATCTCATCGATAATCCATACTTGCTGAGTGAAGAATCCGACTTTGGTAAAGTCACTCCAGAGATGGTTGACCTTGGTGTCATTGCCGACCCTGACATCCAAGGAAAATATATACCCGAGATGCCGTCATGTATTGACACAAAAATTGACGAAAGACGTATAAGGGCATACGTCGTATATAAATTGAATGCTAAGAGTTATGAAGGTGACACTCTTATGTCAATACAAGAGATGACAGACTATATCAATGAAGTCTTGTCTCATGATAACATTAACTTACCAGTCCATTTTTTTAAGACCCACGAAGAATTCATGAGCGAAAATCTTTGTTATGTTAATGACATGGCTGTTCAGCTTGAAGAATTCAATAATATGGAAGGTTATCTTCGTGACAGATTTAAACAAAGAGCCTTGAAGAGTGTAAGAACCACCTTGCAAGAAGATTGGAGTTCTATAGTCAAGTCTGTTGCTGGATACGATGCTAATGACGAACGCAGCGTCAGTGCAGCTGAGACCCAAATTCGTGCTCTTGAAATGTTTGCGAAAAAGCGTCTCTGTGTACTAACAGGGGCTGCTGGCACAGGGAAAACATCCGTAGTTGAAGCTTTTCTCAAAAGTCAGCAAATACAAAATGAGGGAGTTCTTTTACTTGCCCCTACTGGTAAAGCACGGGTAAAACTCGGCAAACAATCAGACAATGGAGAAGCTTTGACAATAGCACAGTTCTTAACTCGCCAGGGGTATTTTGATTGGGAAACTATGATGCCTTATATTCCTGACAAGGAAAGAAAGTATTCTCGTAGTAAGAACATCATCATAGATGAATGTTCAATGCTTACAATGAGAGATTTCTACGTGCTTTTGAATGCGCTTGACCTTACCGTAATCAATCGTATTATATTAATAGGCGACCCTTATCAACTTCCTCCTATCGGAGATGGACGCACTTTCTCTGATCTGTGCAACTATTTGAAGACAAACATACCGGATGCTATAACAAGCCTGAGGATCGTGGTTAGAACCATTCATTCAGGTGATTCCGATGTATTGGCTTTGGCTTCATGGTTCTCTGGAACGAAACCAGCAAAAAATGCAGATCAAGTATTTGATAAAATCCAACAAGGAGAACTCAATGGAGATTTATCAGTATATACATGGCAAGAAGAAAGTGTTCTTAAAAAAACTATTATCAAAGTTCTCGAAAGAGAGCTTGATGAACATGATCTATCCTTAAAAGAGAGAATTATAAATGCTATTGGCATGGGTGACATAAACGCCGCTAAAGCAAATCCGGACGTAGTAGAAGGATTTCAAGTTCTTTCTCCAGTCAAAAACCCAATATGGGGAACTTATCAATTGAACTCCTATTTTCAAGAGCTTGTAGAAAGCAGCAAAATGAAGTATTCAACATTAGTTTTTCCGAATCATTTATACTATGGCGATAAGGTTATTCAGCTAAAGAATGTTAGAATGACTTCATATCCTTCCAAAAAAGAAAAACAATTGTCTAATGGACAAATAGGCTTTGTAAGCTTTGCAAACAAAGACTCAGCACAAGTATATTTTTCTGGTATCAGTAATGAACAGTTCTATTTCAATCCACAAAAGAGTGATGATTCTGAGCAAATAATTGACCTCGCCTATGCGATTACGATTCATAAGAGCCAAGGTAGTGACTTCAACACTGTTCTCGTCATTTTACCTAAGAGAGGTCTCATTCTTTCTCGTGAGTTAATATACACAGCATTGACCCGTGCAAAGAAAAAAGTCATTCTACTCGTAGAAGATAATATGCAGTGGCTGATGGAGTTTTCAAAACCGCAACACTCAATATTAGCTCGACGAAATACGAATTTGTTTGAATACTCTGTAAGAGAAGAGAAAGCCAAAATCCCTTATGTCGAAGGTTTGATTCACAAGACTCTTTCAGGTGATATAGTTCGTAGCAAGTCCGAAGTTATCATAGCCGATGCTCTTTACAATGAAGGCATTAAGTTTGAATATGAAAAATTAAAAGAAGAAAATGGACGTCGTTGCATTCCCGACTTCACCTTTGAGGATGCAGGTGGTGACACAATAATTTGGGAACACCTGGGACTTCTTGACAATCCAGCGTATAGAGCATCATGGGAGAGGAAACTAGAATTCTACAACTCAATCGGATTCTTTGAGGGCGACAATCTCTTTACTACCCGAGACCACGAAGGTGGTAGTATTGATTCCAATGAAATACAAGAAGTTGTAAACAAAATTAGGGAGTTGACAGCTACTCAACCTACAATAAAACGGCATAAGATCAAACAAAGAAAGAAAAGAAAATGATTACAGGCCATAATTTAGGTAACATAATAATAAATGCGACTATTAAGAATTGAAATATGGCATTGAGCAAGACAAATGAACTGGCATTTGAAGAATTGATAGAGCGGGCACTTATCGGTACCACCCGCGAGGAGCGCGAGGCAGCAGGGCAGACTGACGTGGATGCCCAAAAGCCAGGGATCGACCAGTACTATTGGGGACTGCCGAACGACATGAAAGACAAAAAACTGGCTTTGGACATGCGGCGGCTGTGGTCGTTCTTGGAGACCACCCAACAGGACGAGCTCAACAAATATGTGGGCTCGGACCTGAAGGGCGAAGTGTCGCGGAAAATATCGAAAGACATTGAGACCTTCGGCGTGATTCAGGTGCTGAAACATCCCGTAGAGTTCCAAGCCATGAAACTCTCATTGTTTTACCCCAAGCCCTCTCCGGCAGACAGCAAAGCGTCATGGGAAAAATACCATCAAAACCAGTTCTCACTGACTCGACAGCAGACGTTCTCCGTGCTGCATCCGGGAGAGGAACTGGATATGGTGCTATATGTGAATGGAATACCCCTGTTTACCTTCGAGCTGAAGAATCCCTGGACGCACCAGACGGCACGGAAGGACGGGTGCGACCAGTACAAATCAGTGAAGCGCAATCCGAAAGAGACGTTGCTGAGTTATGGCCGTTGTCTGGCTCACTTCACGATGGACAAGAACGAGGTGTTCTTCACCACGAAACTTGCTTTGGACAAGACCTATTTCATGCCCTTCAACCAAGGATTGCCCGACGGGCAGGGTGGCGGCAACCCTGTGCGCCCAGATGGCGGTTACAAGACCGCGTATATGTGGGAGCATATCTTGCAAAAGGACACGGTGGCCGACATCATCATGAACTACGTGCTCTTCGACTATGGCGAAGCCAAGACGCAGAAAAAGGTGCCGCACATCATGCGGAACGCCAAGAAACTGATATTCCCTCGCTATCATCAACTCGACGTGGTGAGCCATCTGACAAGCGACGTCGCACAGGTGGGTGTGGGCAAGACCTATCTGATAGAGCATTCCGCCGGCTCGGGAAAGTCGAACTCGCTGACGTGGCTGGCCTTCAAACTCATCAAGACATGTCCCGATTCGATGGAAACCGTTCGGGCAAAGGCAATAGATGAACCTCTGTTTAACTCGGTGATTGTCGTGACCGACCGCAAACTGTTGGACAAACAGATAACGGACAATATCCGTGCTTTTGGCCAGAGTGACAAGATTGTTGCACATGCCGACTGTGCTGACAGCGGAAGCAATCCCAACAAGACTGGACTCAAGCAAGCCATAGAGGCCAACAAGCGCATCATCATCACGACAATCCAGAAATTCCCGTTCATGTGTGACGTCATCAGCGATGTGAGTGACCGTAACTTCGCCATCGTCATCGACGAGGCACATAGTTCGCAATCGGGCATAGCCGCCGACAAGCTCAACACCGCCGTACAGAAAAAAACTGGTGGGGATGAAGAGACGGGCGACCTCATCATGAAACTGATGAAAGACCGAAAGATGAGTGCCAACTGCTCATATTTCGCCTTCACGGCCACGCCCAAGAAGGAGACACTGGAACGCTTCGGCACACAGCATGCCGACGGGAAGTTCTATCCCTATCATCTCTACAGCATGAAACAGGCCATCGAAGAGGGCTTCATCCTGAATGTGTTGACCAACTACACCACCTACAAGAGTTACTATGAATTGACAAAGAGCATCGAAGAGAACCCACAGTACAACAACGAGAGGGCGCAGAAATTGTTACGACGGGCAGTGGAGCGTGACCCGAAGACCATTGCCGCCAAGGCGGAAATCATGTTGAACCATTTCGATGCCAAGATATACCGCAGTCACAAGTTGACGGGACTTGCCAAAGCCATGGTGGTGACCAAGGACATCGAGTGTGCCATCACCTACTACAATGCCTTGCAAGAGATTGCCAAAACAAAGAAATTGCCATACAGGATATTGATCGCATTCTCTGGCTCAAAGACGATTAAAGGCAGGGAGTTCACGGAAGCAGGAATGAATGGTTTTCCGGAATCGCAAACAGCAGAGATGTTTGAAAAGGACGAGAACCGCATCCTGGTGGTGGCCAACAAATACCTCACAGGCTTCGACCAGCCAAAACTCTGTGCCATGTATATAGACAAGCCCCTCGACGGCGTGCTGGCTGTTCAGGCTTTGTCGCGTCTGAACCGCGCGGCTTCTGAATTGGGCAAGCGGAGTGAAGACCTCTTCATCATGGACTTCTACAACAGCATGGAGAGTATGAAAGAGGCATTCGATCCTTTTTATACGATGACATCACTATCTGAAGCCACCGACGTGAATGTGCTGCACCAATTGAAGACAACGCTATTGCAGTTCGGGGTCTTCGACATGGAAGAGGTGAATGCTTTTATGGAGTTGTATATACACGGAGACGAGGCCGACCAATGGGCTCCTATTCTGGATACAGCCGTACAGCGGTTTGAGAAAGAAATAGAGTGGGCAGAAAATGGGAAGGCCGACTTCAAGATGAAATGCAAGCAGTTCGTGAGGGTGTACAGCCGAGTGGCTGCCATCATTGAATACGAGGTGCCTGACTGGGAGAAACTGTATTGGTATCTTCGTTATTTAATCCCCGACTTGCATGTCGATTCCAAAGGCGAAGACATCAGAGATTTGTTGGATGTCGTTGACCTGAATACTTATGGATTGCGACGCACGGCATTGAACGAAACGGTTGTTTTAGATGCAGGTGAAACCACAGTCGATCCCAACAAACCCGTCATGGTGAATGCCGGAAACAACGAGGCGGAAGGCAAGGATCCTCTCGACATCATTCTGGAAGAGTTCAACGAGCGATGGTTTAAGGGTTGGAGTGCCACCCCTGAAGAGCAAAAAGCAAAGTTCCTGAATGTGGCCAAAGCAGTGGCAAAGGATAAAGACTATCAGGAAATGGTGGTGGGCAATCCCGACCAACAAGCTGTTGACACTGCAATGGCGACCATTATCGACAGGGCTGTGAGGCGAATGCGCCAGAGTGACATGTCTCTATATAAAAGCTATCAGCAGAACGATGGTTTCAAAGATGGCTTCCGTTCTGTTGTCATCAGAATGCTTGGCGACGTGCTTGACGATTATGAATCCCATCATCAGCAACCACAAGCTCCACACTCCATCCCGTATTCTCTTCCTGAAAATGATGATGTCATGATGGCGGCAGAACCATTTGAGTGCTACAAATGGAACCGATTTGACCAGAACATCATCGACTTCTTTGGGAGTAATAAAACGATTCTTGTTGGATGCTATAAGGAAAAGAAGTATCTGGACTGGATACTTTCTCACCAAATATATAACATTCGACTTGGCAAGACCAAAGGCTCAATGGAAACACACAGAGAAATGTTTGGCCGGGCATCCATGTTGGTCCTTTATGATTTCGGCAAGCCAGAAAGACTGACAGCATATCGTATTGTCAACCACAAGGAGATGAGCAAAGAGGAATTGCAAGCCTTGGGATACCCAAACAAGAATCCGCGTAAGAGTTATATGACATTCAATATCACTCCCTTAGAAATAGATTTATCTTTTCTGATCAACAATCATCTAATAGAGAGACTTTTGGATGTCAACTCTGGAAACGCAAATGGGACTCCCGTGTTCATAGAACCCTAATCACGAAGAATGAGTACTGCAATACTAAATGAAATCAATAGAACAAGGAAGACATCAGCATTTTCCTCGACTGCATGATACACCACCACTGCCATCATTTGGCAACAGAAATCAACAACTATCTGAAAAGCATGGAAAGTGAAGTGGTCGATAAAGAAGGGCAAAGAAAGGAAATGGTCGATAAAACCATCCTTGGCAGAGAAACTGGTCGATATTTTGCAGTTCATGACCGATAAAGAGAAAATCACGACGGAAAATATTGTAGCCCAATTTGGATTTGCCGAGACCTCTGCGAAACGCTATCTACGTCAGCTCACGGAATTCGGTTATCTGGAAGCCCATGGAGGCAACAAGAACCGGACTTACAGCAAGATAATTCATTGAGGACAGATTCTCCAATAAATCAGGGAAGACCGATAATCATTCATGATATGGCAAAACGCAAAGAAGCGAAATGTCAAGTTGACCACAAATGACAATAAAAAGTCACGTAAGACTACGTGGAAACCCCATGGCCTGTGTTCCCGTGGTGTTCCCCATAGAGACGAAAAAAGGAGTTACGTCTTCGTAACTCCTTGATCTTCAAGTGACTCCCGCGGGATTATGGGAGGTTTGAGGGGTTGCCATGATTTTATGGGGGTTTTGAGGGTTTTTGCTTCATAAGTGGGGAAACATTTGGTTATTTTACTTCATCAAAATCTTTATTATCTGACACCATGGTCGTGAATAAGATTTGGGTATGATCATGATAATCGGATAGCCTCTGACGGAGTAGCGCGATGGATTCATCCTTTGCTGCCAGTTCTTTTGCCATAGCCTTTAATTGTGCTTTTAGCGATGCGATTGTTTCATCTTTGGCGGCTATGGTCTCATCCTTTGCAGCCAGCATGGCATTGACCATGCTGGAGTGATCGATAGGCTCATCAGTCGGCTTTTTTAGTTCTTGAACATCTTTTGCCAGCATGTGAAACTGGTCTTCACCACGAAGCCACTGAATATTAAAAATGCAACCTGATGCCGTTTGCAATTTCGTAATGATGTCTTCTGTGACTTCCGTGCGATCCTTCATGATGCGCGTAATTGTGTCTTCACTCACGCCCATACGCAGGGCAAGTTCCTTCTGTGTTTTAATTCCATGGTTCCGCTTCAATTCATCGAATGCGGCGGCGAAAACATTATTCCTTAAACGCATAAATCCTCACTAATTAGTTAAAATATTATAAAAATCCGCATCAATCCGCACGTGTTTGCGGAAGAGTTTATATATTTGCACCCGAAAGAAAGAAAGATAACAATCGGGCATAAGAATAGCCGTAGGCGGTGAAACCGTCTTGAAAATCGGATTTAACCGACTTATTGGCAGATAACCGCCATTTTTGTTGAGGTAATGGGCTACAAATATACGGCTTTCTCCCGATTATTCAAAAACCAATAAAGAAAATTAAGAAAGTTTATAAAATGGAACAGGAGAAAGTGACACGGCAGGAGTTGCGGGATATGCGCATCGGTCAGACGCGCATCTTCACACTGACCGATGCAAAAAAGGTGACATCGGCACGCGTGACCTGCAACCAGATGAAGAACGAGGAGGGGCTGGAGTTCACCGTTCGCCCCGACTATCAGGCCAAGGCTGTGAGCATCACAAGAACTAAATAACGCACCGCCATGACACTCGACAAGGAGACACGGGAGGCCATCTCACAGGCTGTGTGGAAAGCACAGATAGAGGCAGCGGAAATCTACTCAGAGAAGTGGGTGACCGGTGCGGAGCTCTGCGCCATCGTGGAGATGTTCACCCGAGACTGGCTCGAGAACTTCGGCTGGAAACTGCCACGCGAGCGCATCGAGGTGACTTGCGATGATGGCTCCAGGCGGGTGACGCGATGGGGGTATCCGCTGCACCAAATTCAGAGGATGATCCACGAGGGAAAGATGCGTGACTTGTGACAAGCATCGACCGACCGGATGACGGGAAGGGTGGGAGAGAGCAACGAAAAACGACGATACGCTTTTGTAACCATAATTAGGATGTATTTCCAATCAATCAATTATTCCTTGTTTGCAAAGCCCGTGAGGGTATGGACAAACCATTTTAAGCCCGTGAGGGTCTATGTCTCCCCGTGAGGGGAGCAGCCTGAAAAGACAAAAATTTTTAGTTAAACCGTGGTGGGCATGGCCCTCAAATGGTCGGTAGCGCGGCCAGCCACTTTTACGCCAGGGAGAGCTGCACGACGGCGCAAGGCAGTGAAAAGACCAAGATGAGCGGCGGTTCGACTCCGCCTCCTGGCACAACGGAAGAGCGTAAGCGATAGGCCCGGCTAACAGTTCGTAAGCACGCCCATCTACGTGTAGGTGGTGACGGATGCGCTCACAGGTCGGGAGGAAGCCGTGAAGTGGCACTGACGTAGCCATAGCCCATGAGGCGAGTGCTGGCGAAAGGTGGATGGGTAGCATGTAACAAACCGCGAGCGATGATGGCGCAAGCCGGAGCCAGGGGGAGCGTGTGGACAAAAGGCTTTAATGCAGCCATCCCCGACGGGATGCGTGAAAAGGCCGGGCATTCGCCTGACCATCCCAAGCCACTAATGCAGAGGGGAGCCACAGAAAAAAATACATCAAAAATATAATGAATTATGAAAGATTTTTTAATGATGATAGTGAAGGACTACCAAAAGGAAGGCTTTACTTTAGAGAATTGGATAGTGGGCGGCGTTTTTATAATTTTTATCATCGCGATTAGTATGATAGCAGAATCACTATAACTAACACACACATGGGTACATGGACTGTCAGGGGAGGATGGGAGACATCGCAAGTTTTAACAGGCATCCTCCGTTTTTTTTCATTAAAAACCGAAAAAAGCAAAAAACTATGAAAGGAATTATTACCATTATCGCCCTGCTGATGGCCATCGCCGGGCATGGGCAGACCATCGAGCAGGTGCTCCACGAGATCAAGCGACAAGGCATCCCCCACTCCACCATCGTACTGGCTCAGGCAAGGCTCGAGACGGGAAACTTCAAGAGCGACCGATGCCGACGCGACCACAACCTTTTTGGCATGAAGCGAGGCCGCAGATATGCCAAATATAGCAACTGGCGCGAGAGCGTGAAAGACTACAAGCAGCGCATCTCCAGCAGATACAATGGCGGCGATTATTACGCCTTCCTGCGGCGCATCGGCTACGCGAGCGACCCAAACTACATCGGCAAAGTAAAACACATCGTAAAAACTACAAACCTATGAAAGAAACAATCATCATCGAGCAGTTCGACAATGGCATCACTATCGAGGCGACCAACGACGAAGGCACAGAGCGACGGGTGAGCCTGGAGCACACAAAAGAGCAGGAAATCGGGAAGTTAATCTGGGAGACGGTGCGTTTCCTGATGGACAAGGAAACGACCAACACCGTAAAAATAGAAATCGACTACACGAAATTATAACCAATAAACCATCAACGACCATGCAATTTCAAGGACGTATTTACAAACTTTTCCCCGTTCAGTCAGGCACAAGCCAGCGGGGCGAATGGAGCCGCCAAGACTTCATCTTTGAGTATTTCGAGACACCCAACGACCGCTACGCCGACCGCGTGCTGCTCTCAGTGATGAACGACCGCATAAAGGAGTATGACCTGCACGAAGGCGACGAGGTGATCATCGGCTTCGGGCACACCACCCGCGAATATCAAGGCCGCTACTTCAACGACGTGCGCCTCTATCACTTTGAGAAGGTGAAGCAGGTGGGCAACACCGATGCCACAGCGGCTCAGCCATCACCGGCAATGCCCACGGCTCCTGCATCTGCCACACCCACACAGACGGTGGCACAGCAGCCCGCACAGGGTGAAGACCAACTGCCATTCTAAACCTCCAAGGCCATGAAAAGAAAAATCTACTGGCTCGACATCTTCGGCACCCGCCATTTCGAGACCACCGTCGATGAGAGCAGGTTCCGCGTGGCTCTCGACGAGGTTTGCGACAAGGCCAAAGCCGCCAATCTTTCAGGCTACGCAAAATCCGAATTTCTATGACCTACGAAGAAACCGTGAAGCGGTTGGGCAATGCAGCCGCAGTGGTGAAGCTCATCACCGGAGTGGCCAACAATGCAGCGTGGCGGTGCGCACTCGAGGCGCACGACCGCGCCCGCCATTGCCCCAACTACCGCCAGGGCGTGAAGCGGGCATTCAAGGAGTGCTTCCGTGCCCTCCACGAATACGAGCGGCGGCTCATCTACTCGTCGGAAAACCGTATGTTCCATCTGGCCGACATGAGCGACCGTGTGCGCAAAAAATACGGCCCCATCACCGACCGCGAGTATTATGACTTCTGGGCAGCCACTGGGCAGGAGGCCTACCAGCGCACCGAGCCACTCATCACCTCGCTGCAAAACAAGTACAAACTCTCGTTGGAGCGCGAGGGAGTGGCCGAGGCCTACAACGTGGCATGGGTGATGGTGGCGATGGCCGCGCTCGACTTGGCCGTGAACATGTACCGCCGCGCAATCGACGAGTGCATCACCGGCTACCAGTTGCCCCGCAAGATGCTCGAGAGCGTGTTCGGGCAGTTCTCCCTGCATGATGTGGCCGACCGATGGCGCAAGGCACTCATCGCCCTCTGCCCCGGCACCGACCACATCACGCCCTCCGATCTTGACGAGCGAAACATCGAACTGGGCCTCGAGCAGCTTTGCCAGGCATGGGCCGACCCCACAGTGCTCTACAACTCAGCCATGGACACCGTGGCCGAATATCAGGAAATCTTCCGCACCAAAGGCGAGATGAAGAAGTCGCTCCGCGAAATAGCCGAGGTGAGGGATGAGACCATGAGGGAACTGGAAAACGAATAGACCGCCTCCCCCGACGCGCAGCATCCGCAAGGGTGGCCTGTGCGGGGAGGTTTTTCAACCGCTTCACTTTAGTATAGACAACCGCTTCGGTTTAGTATAGCAAACCGCTGCGGTTTGGTATAGTAAAACAAAGCGGCGTAATATAGCAATCTTAAACCCCAACGACAATGAACCAGAAGACCGAAAAGATATGCCCGTCGTGCGGCAACTTCGTCGATGGCGACTTCTGCACGAACTGCGGAGAAGTCATAGAAGACGAGAAGCAGACGGTGACACTCACCGGCGAGGAAATAGCCGCCATCACCTACGCTTGGGCTCACCTCAATATTGAACTGAACATCAACCACACGATGACACCGAAGCAAAGGGCGGTGATGAACGCCTACACCAAGACGCTCGGCATCCTCGTTGACAGGCTGGAGAAAGGGGATGGATGATGGCAATGCGACGATTCCCCGGAACGCTGGAGCGCAACCCGACGGGCTTCCACGAATACATTCTCACCCAGGAGCAGCGCGAATGGCTCTGCCACTACTTCCCCATCGTGGAGAACACCCGGCTGATGAAAGCCTCCGGAATGAGCCATAGCACGCTGCACCGATTCGCACGTGACCTGCATCTGACGAAAAGCGAGAAAGGGATAAAGGCGATAAAACGCCGCCAGGCGGCCCATATTCGCCGCGTGTGCGAACGAAACGGCTATTATGACCAATTACGCGGGCGCACCCCTTCCGACGCAACACGGGCCGCTACAGCGCGTATGTGGCAGGATGTAAGGGAGGGCAAGCGCGAGCACCCCACAATCATCATGAAGCGACAGAACCCACGCAGATACAAGCAGTGGATGAAGCGCAAGAGCGAGGAGCGCAAGCGCACGATCGAGATGGAGCGCATAAGGATGAAATGGGGACTGCCACGGAAGACCCGAATCAAGGTCGTGGTGATGCAGCCCTACCGACGTTCGCAGGTCGCCCACCGCTTCAACGCCGTGCGCCGTGGCTACATCATCGCCGACACCTGCGAGGAAGGCTCCGGCCACCGATACACCATCTATTACGACAAAGACACCACACGCAGCGAGGCATTCGAGCGGAATTGCATCGCCGACGGCTTCCGAATCAGGGAGTGGGAAAACTAAAAAGGAACTATGACATCAGACCCAAACACCCCGCAACTCGCCACATTCGACCAGCAGGCGATGGAGCAGTTGCGGCCCTATCTCTTAGACCCGCGCGAGGACTACCCCGAGCCGTATTTCATGCTGGAATTTAACGGCGTGCCGTTCTCCACGCTCGGCGGCATCCAGGCCATCAGCGGACAGAAGAAAAACGGCAAGTCGTTTGTGCTGACGCAACTCATGGCGGCGGTGCTCGGCTACGACACGGAGCGCGTGCAGACATTCCTGCCGGGACTCACGGTGCCGCGCCGCACCATCGAGCACCTGGGGCACGAGCCGCGTGTGCTCTACTGCGACACGGAGATGGAGAAACTCAACAGCGCGAAGGTGCTGCGGCGCGTCCACTGGCTTTGCGGTTGGGAAATGAACCAGCCCAACGACCGGCTGAACGTGCTTTGGCTCCGCGACATCGAGGACGAGAAGGACGAGAAGGGCAACGTGCGCACTCCCGCCTACGCGAAACGCCTGCGGCTGATACGGCTGGCCATCGAGATACTCTCACCCGACTGCGTGTTCATCGACGGCATCCGCGACATCATCGGCGACTTCAACAACAACGAGCAGTCGGCGGCACTCGTGGGCGAATTGATGGCCTTTGCCACCAAGCGCAACATCTGCATCTGGAACGCCCTTCACCTGAACCCCCGACCGGGCAACGACGACGAGAGCAAGATGCGCGGCCACCTTGGCACCGAACTCGGCAACAAGGTGAGCGACACGCTGGCATCCTACAAGAAGAAGACCCCGAGCGGCGTAACCTTCACCGTGAAGCAGATGGACGCTCGCGGCAAGGACATGGACGACTGGCAGTTTGAGGTGACGGACGATGCCGGCAACCTCGGCATCCCGCGCATCATCGCCAACGGCAAGGCTCTCTCCACCGAGCCGGAGGCCGACAGCGAGGAGGACATCATCAGTTGGATCAACCGCGCCACAAGCACCTACACCTTCCCGATGACGCGAAAGGACATCAAGCAGAAGGTGTTCGCTGAAATCGGCGGGCAGAAAAACCACAAACTCCAGCAGCAAGACCTCACCATCGCCATAAACCGCGGATATTTGATTGAAACGGCCATGAAGCAAAACGGATACCCGATGCTCGACGTGGCCGGTGATTTACCATTTTAACTGAAGGAACTATGAGTTACGAACTATACATACCGCCTAAACGGCTTTATTACAATCCGACAAATGGACAATTCTTAAAAGGTCATCCTAATTGCAACAAGGGCAAGAAATGGGATGAATTTATGCCCAAGAAAGCACAAGAACGATGCAAGAAAGGATGGGCGAATGTTGATAAATTCAGATGCAGGAAAAACGGAGGGAAAAACAAGCGCACTATTGTGGCTGTTGATAAAGAAGGCCAATGGACTGCTTTTGAGTCGAGTCGTTCAGCAGCAAAATTGTTGCAAGTAAGTCAAGGGAATATAATCCGATGCTGTCAGAAGAATAAGACGAACAAAACCGATCACCACGTTAGCGGCATCCGATTTTATTATGAGAGTGAAAATGTATGGATGACTAAAATCAAACAATCATGAAAACATTGTCACCACAACGGCAAGGCCTGATGTGCAAGTATATTGATTCTATCCACGCTTCAAAATTAAGTTTTCAAACCCGCGGCAAATACATCGACGGAGTATATTTCTTTTTGCTCAATGCCGAAGAAATAACCCGACGTGGATACAGGAAATTTCAAAAGGCATTTGCTCACGAGCAGACATATATGCCATGGATGAATGATGCCGTTCTCGATTTTCTTGCAGCCAATGGAATAGGCTTTCGTAAAGTGAAAGGTGAACTATATAAAGGTTCACACAAACGGATGGTCGATAATGTGGAAAAACGAGATGTAAGGCAAATGGAGATAGTGAACAACTTTTTAACCTGGTTGAAATCTGAAAGAGAATACAGCCAAAGCACACTATTGATTTACTCTTTTACCATCCGCGATTATTATAGTTTTTTTGATGACTTCACACAAGACAACTGCCGCAAATACATCGCAAAGATGGAGCAAGACGGGAAAAGTCCAAAGACCATTCGCATCCGCATTACCTGCCTTGAGCGACTCAGCATCTACTTGAAAAAGCCAATCAAACTGAGACGGCCAAAGATAAAACCGACATTGAGCGTTGACAACATACCAACCGAAAAGGAATATCAGAAACTTTTGGATTATGCCGACCAAAACAACACAAGATTTGCCTTCATCATTCGACTGCTCGGAACTACTGGGTGCCGCGTCTCGGAGTTGGTGCAATTCACTTATGAAATGGTGCAGGAGGGCAACACCATACTGAAGGGAAAAGGCTCCAAGTACAGACAATTCTTCTTCACCAAATTGCTGCAAGAACAAGCCAAAGGCAAAAGCGGATATATTTGCATCAACAAATATGGCACACAAATGACAACAAGGGGTGTGTCGCAATGCTTGAAAGCAATCGGCGACAAGGTAGGCATCCCAAGAGAAAAGATGCACCCTCACGCCTTCCGGCATTTCTTTGCCAAGATGTATCTACGGAAGACAAAAGACGTGGTAGGACTTGCCGACCTTTTGGGGCACGGCAGCGTTGACACCACACGCATATACTTGCAGAAATCGAAAGAAGAACAACGACAATCATTCAACCGAACAATAACATGGTAGCAAAAGCAACATTTCCAAATGTCTTTGAACTCAATGATGAAGAATTGGGCAAAGTAAACAGTCTGATGAATGAAATAATATCTATCGACGCAAATGTATCTCCAGCCATATTTATCACGGCTTATCAGGCTTTGACGTGTGCAGTGTTCTCAATGATGAGACACGAACAAAATACATCGCAAGCCGATTTACTCTATGTGGCCAATCTCATGTATGAGGGAATGATAAGGTTTATAAAAGACCTTCAAGTTAACTTAAACCAAACTTCAAGTTAACTTAAACCAAACTTCAAGTTAACCCCAATGAAACGAGACCTGCAACTAAAGAAGGATGAGCGGCTGTGCGACTGGTGCGACCGCATCGCCGACCACATCATGGCGCACGACCTTGACCGGAAGACGCTCCGCGACATTATCGGCGAAGTATCGAAATGGAGTTACATCCACGGGAGTAGTGACGCTCAGAAAATGTTCATAAAATACCATCATTAAACAACCCAAAACCAAATGACACTAAACGAATACCAGGAGCAGGCGATGACCACTTGCCTGCCTGAAGCAGAGAATTTCACGTACATGATGCTCAACCTCGTCGGCGAGGTGGGCGAGTTCGCCGGAAAGGTGGCGAAGGCCATCCGAAAGGGCAAAGCCTCTATCGAAGGCAGCGAGTTAATCCCATTCAAGCCAGTCAATGAGTTTGTCAGTCAAAACAAGATGATGACAAACGAGGAGTTTAGCGAACTCCAAAAAGAGGCTGGCGACATCCTCTGGCAACTCTCCGGACTTTGCTCCGTGATGGACTGGCGGTTGGAAGACATCGCATAGCAAAACCTCGACAAGTTGGCCGACCGAAAGAGCCGCCAAGTGATAGACGGAAGCGGTGATGACAGATGAACCGAACAACAAAAATTTTATAATCATGGAACTGTTAAAAAAGTATTCAAAGATAAAACTCATCGACAGCCTTATGGCCTTTGCTTGTGTTACGCTCACCATCACAACGATTGTTTTACTTTTCTATCGTGAGTGGCTTAATGCCGTCATGAATGCTATATGGGCTGTTATTGCATGGCGAAACCATCAACTTAATGTCAGATTTACAACGGCAGACGAAATCATCGAAATGCAAGGTGAAATCATCCATCAAATAACTGACGCAATCGAAGCAGGAGCGGAAAAAGCAGCGACTGAAAATGACATCCAAAAACAGTGACCCAACGCTCCCCTATCCCTAAAGGGATAGATACCCGTGGCCCAAGGCCCCAAGAGCGCGTAGTCACGGGCACCCTGACCCCCGCCCTGAATGAGGGGGCGGGGTCACGGAGCACGGGACCGATACACGCGCCACGCGCGCGCGAATTGGCATACATAGTAAACAAAATTAAACAATCATCACAATGGCAAAGATACCCGACGAAATCGTGCGGCACATCCTCGACACCGCCCGCATCGAAGAGGTGGTGGCCGACTTCCTCACCCTGCGCAAGACAGGGGTGAGATACACCGCCCTCTGCCCGTTCCACGACGACAGGCACGACGGCAACTTCATGGTCTATCCCGCCCGAAACTGTTACAAGTGCTTCACCTGCGAGGCGAAGGGCGGCCCGGTCGAGTTCCTGATGCGTCACTGCTCGATGACCTTCCCCGATGCCATCCGTTGGCTCGGGCGGAAGTATTGCATCGAGACGGACAACATCGCCCCCGACTATGTGCCGCCGCCACCGAAGCCGAAGCCGCCGCCACTGCCCATCCTCACCCTGCCCATGTCGCTGGTCACTCAGCGCGAGAGCCACTACGAGGCCGACAACCTGGTGCGGTGGCTATCGACCTGCATCAACTGGGACGGAGCGCAGCGGCACCGCATCGCCGAGATGCTCCACGCCTACCACATCGGCCACAGCCGCGCACGCTTCGACTACATGGAGCGACCCTGGGGGCAGAGCCTGCACCACTTCACCGTCTTCTGGGAGATAGACGACCGGGGGCAGGTGCGCACGGCGAAGATGATGAAGTACAAGCCCGACGGCCACCGCGACCGCGACTCCTTCAACAACTTCACATGGATGCACGCCCTGCTCCGCAAGCCACGCATCAAGCGCGACCAGTGGGGCAACGCCGTGACCGAGACCAAGACCGAGGCCGACGGCACACAGCGCGAAGTGCCGGTGATGATACAGCCGTTCCGCAACCTCTTCGACGAGGACAAGCAGCGGGTGGAGCACTGCCTGTTCGGTCTGCACCTCATCGACACCTATGGCCGACAAGCCACCGTCAACATCGTGGAGAGTGAGAAGACCGCCCTGCTGATGGCCATCGCCTACGGCAACCACCAACTCAACGTGTGGATGGCGTGCGGCGGCGAGGGCAACCTGACACGCGAGCGGCTGGCACCCATCATCAACCGCCGCCGACGCATCATCCTCTACCCCGACCGCGACGGCATCGAGAAGTGGCAGCAGAAGGCCCGCGAGATAGGCTACGACCTGCTCACCGTGGACACCACGCCCGTCACGAAATGGTGGCAGGAGAGCGACGGCCCCAAAGCCGACATCGCCGACGTGGTGATCAGGCACATCAACACTCACACCCACATCCGCAGCATCGAGGAAGAGCCAGCGGTGAGGGAATTGATTGAAAAGTTAGACCTTGAAAGAGTAAACGACGAACCGAAATGACCTTTAACGATATTATCAGACAGCAGGGCGAACCGATGTTTTACACCCCTTTCGACGTGTGGGTGCAAACCATCCAACCCGACGCAAGCCAAGCAATGGCGAACCCACCATATAAAACGACTGACCAATGACAAGCGACGTGTTCAACATCGACTGCATGGAGTATATGCGTACACTGCCCGACAATTATTTTCAACTCGCCATCGCCGACCCGCCGTATGGACTTGACCCATCATCATCTGAAACGTGGAGCGACAAAAGCGCGCTGAAGAATCGAATGTGGGCAAAAGGGAAAATAGGAGAATCATGGGATAAGGCACCCGACAAAATATTCTTTGAAGAATTGCAACGTGTATGCGATAACGTCATTATCTGGGGTGGCAATTATTTTCCTTTACCACCTTCGCGGTGCATAATAGCATGGGATAAGTGCCAACCGTGGGAGAATTTCTCTCAAATAGAATTGGCATGGACATCGTTTGATAAACCTGCTAAATTATATCGCTTTGACAATCGCACAACAGACAAAATTCATCCCACGCAAAAGCCTGTCGATTTATACGCATGGTGCCTGAATACATTCGCCAAGCCGGGCGACCGCATCTTTGACCCGATGATGGGCAGCCAATCCAGCCGGATAGCCGCCTACAAGATGGGCTTTGATTATGTCGGCTGCGAACTTGACAAAGAGTATTTCGACAAAGGCTGCGAGCGTTTCGCCCGTGAGTGCAAAGGAGAAACCCGTCTGCCCGACGGGCGCATTGTGAAACAATTAACATTATTCGACTAAAAACCCCCACAACCCATGCCACAAAAGAATAGTGACCAATTCGAGCAGCTCGGCACCAAAATCGACCCTGCGATGGCCGAGGTGCTCAATGCCGTCTGCGACTCGCTCCAGGTGGATATCTACCACCTGCTGCAATGGTTCTGCTACACCCTCATCCGGGCGGCGGCACCCATGCACCGGCTCGACCCACGCATCCAGAAGTTGATGACGATGATGGAGAGCGACGCGGGATGGCAGCACGCCTTCAACCTCGCCAACCGCTCACGGCTGCGCATCGCCCAGTGCATCCTCATCCTCGAGCAGGAAAAACGCCGCGGACTGGGTGCCGTGATGATCGACTGCCCGTTCTTCCACGAGGCGCGGCAGACGGAGTGCGTGGACGACATCCTCGAGCGCGTGGCCGAAGTCACCATGCCGGGCGTATATCGTCGGCTCCGCATGATGGGCGCGAAGATGGGCTGCCAGAACCTCATGGACGTGCTGCTCACCCTCATCGACGCTCAGACCATCATCGACCTCGACGAAGCCGACCGAGCCGAAGGGCCGCAGATGGGCGACCGTGCAGACAATGGCCGTCCCTACGCCTACGGCAAGCGTACCAAGGCGAAGCAGCGGCGCACCGTGGATGGAGAGGCAAGGCGGCAGCAACGCTTCGCCTTCGACCACGACGACACCACCACCGCCACCGAGACCCACGACTCCACCCACACCGACCACGACACCGCCGACGACCTCGAACAGCGCACCGGCTTCAAACCCTTTGGCTCCGAATGGTAGATCTACGACCCGACCGGAATGGCAACACATTGATCATCACCAAGATCGACGATGAAGGCTTCCACCGTCAAGTGGCCCTGACCGAAGACGAAATGAACGAACTTGTAAGACTCTGGACAACATGAGCAGAGACCCCAGATACCAACGACTACTCAACTCGAAGCGGTGGCGAGACCTCCGACGATGGTACATGCAACAGCATCCACTCTGTGAGCGTTGCATCGAAGAAGGCGAGGCCGCCGGCATCCCTGGTGGTTACATACGCAGCGCAGTTGATTGCCACCACATCATACCCGTCGAGAGAGCCAAGACCGAGCAAGAGATGGAACGCCTCGCCTTCGACCCTAACAACCTCCGAGCCCTCTGCATTGAGTGCCACATCAAGACCCACAAGGAGATGAACACCCACAAGAAAGCCGAGGTGAAGGCCAACAGGGAAAGAGCCTTTGAACGATGGAAAGCAAGGATGCAAAGCATACTTACAGGGAAGACCAACCGACATGCCAACTGACACCACCACCCCAGAGTCCCCCCCCCGACCCCTCAGCCGACCCCCGGGGCCTCGATTTTTTTCGCCCCCCCTGACTTTCCCAAATCCACTTGCCCTTCATTGAGTTGACACGCGATTTTTTCAAAATCTCGTTTTTCCCACGCCACAGGGCAGCGGAACACGTAACACCCCCACCACCTTTGAGGCACGAACCTCAAACAAAGACTTTTTACCACTTAGAACCCGAAAAAATTCTCACACCATGCCGAAACGCAATATTATCATGATTCAGTTGCCGCCGGAGCAGCCCGACTGTTGCGCCGAATGCCCTTTGCTCGGACTTGTGCCCAAGTATGTGGCGCGACCCAAGAACAGCAAGGAGACGCACGTCTGCATCGGCACCATGGAGGCACTCACCCAGCGCGGCTCGAAGGTCAGGGCATCGCAGCGCGACACCAACCACCCACTGCACCGCCCCTGCGACAACCGTTGGCGGGCGTGGCTCGCTCTCCCTGGCCGCAAACTCGGAGTAAACACGCAGACCTACAACGACTGCCGCATCCCCTATGAATGCACCCTGCAACTTCAAATCAAATTCCACAAGTAATGACGAACAAGCAAAAAGAAATCATCAATCTTCTGAATGCCATGTATTGCTCGCAAAGCATCGACTATCAGAAGCAGTATAGTGACAATTATTTCCGCATTTTGGAATTTATCGTCAACGTGCCCGAAATAAGCATAGGATGCTCAGCAAGTGAGCCGTTTGCAAACCTAAAACTCCAAGACGATGGCAAGTAAAGAACGCACAGCCCACGCCTACGAACTCGAACTGCGCAAGATGATCAAGAGCCGCACGGGTGCCGACATGGAACTTTGGCTGCTCCCCCAGGTGAGGGCCACCGCCGCCAACATGGTCATCCTCGACAAGATTCAGACGGAAATACTCGACAGTGACTCGCTCATCGTGCCCGTACTCGGTTCGCAAGGCCAGATGAAAAACGAAGTATCTCCCCTGCTCCCCCACTACGACAAGGCGCAGCGCACCCTCCTCATGCAACTCGAAGCCCTCGGCCTGAACTACTCCACCACCCCCAGCAAGGTGAAGGAGGACACACGCAAGGGAGTAAGCGAGAACGACACCCTCACCAACACCCTCGCAGCCACACGCGAGGAAATGAACAACCCCGACGGATTCATCATCCCCGAATAACGACAAAGCAAAATGGCAAACCTCAACCAACTGTTAAGCACCCAGGGCGAACCCATCTACTTCACGCCCCTCCACGTATGGGCAGACATCTATCAGCCCGACACAAGCCTCGCAATGGCAAACCCACCTTTCGACACGAACCCCTAAACACCCACAGGAACTATGGCAAAGAAACTCTATGGCGGCACGGAGATAAAACCGCTTGAAACCATGATGAACCGCTTCGTCATGGATTACAGCGTCGACATCACCACCGCCTTCAACGGACTGCTCGACTACATCATCGGCTACTTCGACCCGACGGGCGCACCCATCGAGGGCTGGCCGTTCAAGCAGGAGCAAAACAAGCGGATGCACGAGATGATGTATCAGTACATTCAGATCATGGATGAGCAACTCGCCCACAAGCAGTGGTTTGATGCCTGGGGCGACCTATTCATGGCACTCTACGCCAACGGAGCCGACAAGAACCAGTTCTTCACACCCCCGTCGCTTGTCAACATGATGACCGAAGTGGCGATGAACAATCTCGGCGAGCCCACCCACGACGTGCTCGGCTTTGGCCGTCGGCACATCATCAACGACCCGTCGTGCGGCTCATCGCGCAATCTGCTTGCAGGTCACGCCAAATATTTGTATCTCTATGAGCGCGAGCCCTACCTCTCCGGCGAAGACATCGACTCCCTCTGCTGCAAGATGTCGGCCATCAACATGATGATGCACGGATGCTTCGGCGAAGTGGTATGCCACAACACCCTTGCAGAGCCCGACAAGGTGCGGCTCGGCTACATCATCAACGAAACCCGATACCCCATCCCCAGCACCCTGCCAAGCATCCGGCGCAGCACCAACCCCGCCCACTTCGCCTGCACCTCCGCCATGTTCATCATCCGAAGGCAAAACGAGGTGAAGCGGCAGAGCGAGAGCAAGCCAGCCGACACACCGGCAGAGACACCAAAGGCAGAGGAAAGGAAAAAACCAGTACAACTCACACTTTTTGATTTATGAAAACCTTCGACGACATCCTGCGCACGGAACTACAAAAGCCCGTGGTATTAAAGAACGCAAACGGAGCCACCATAGAGCCGATGGAGGCCATGGTGAAGTCGGTGCTCAACAACGCAATGAAAGGCGACCTCGCCGCCATCGCCTTCGTGCGCACACTCACCGCAGCCAGCGACCCGGAAAGGGAACGGCAGGCTCAGGAGCGGCACCAGGCACGGCTGGCCGAAATCACCGGCGACATCATCGCACAACTGAAAGCCGAGCGGGCATACGACGGACAGGACACCGAGATACGTCTGGTGGCTGAGACCGCCGTGCTCGTGGAGAAACTCAACGACCTCATGGCGGAGCCCGACTTCCAGATGGTGGCCACCGACATCAAGACGGGCCACCAAACCGTCTCGCCCGTCATCGCCCTCCGCGACAAGCAGCGCGACCTCTTCCAGCAGCAACTCGCCAAACTCCGCGAGGAAGCCCTGCGACGCTCCATCACCCGAAAGAACATGCGTATATAACCCAAAACCATCATCAGAATGAACCAAGACAAAATCATCGACATCGAAGACCTCACCCCCGATGCCCACAACTTCAACCAGGGCACCGACGAGGGAAGGCAACTCATGCAGCGGTCGCTCTCCGAACTGGGTGCCGGGCGCAGCATACTCGTTGACCGCAACGGCAACGTGATAGCCGGAAACAAGACACAGGAAGCAGCCATCAAGGCAGGCATCCGACGGGTGCGCGTCATCGAGACCGACGGCACCGAACTCGTGGCCGTGAAGCGCACCGACATCGACATCGACAGCGCAAAAGGTCGGGAACTCGCCCTCGTCGATAACCTCGCCACCCAAGTCAACCTCGCATGGGATGAGGCAGAACTCGAAGCCATGGCGGGACAGTTGGAGGACTTCAACCCCGACGAGTGGGGACTGGAACTCGACATAGCAGGGCCAGCCGAGGAAGAGACCACCGAGGAAGATGACTTCGATGAGCAGAAAGACCCCGTGGAAACCATCTGCCAGCCGGGCGACCTCTGGCAAATGGGCGACCACCGACTGCTCTGCGGCGACAGCACCAAACGCGAAGATGTGGCAAGGCTGATGCAGGGAGAGCAGGCGCACCTATGGCTGACCGACCCACCCTACAACGTGGCCGTGCAAAACAGCCAAGGCATGACCATCGCCAACGACAACATGGCGAGCGACGAATTCCGAAAGTTCCTGCGCTCCGCATTCGATGCCGCAAGCCAAGTGCTCGTCAAGGGATGCCCATTCTATATATGGTTCGCCAGCAAGGAGCACATCAACTTCGAGGGCGCACTCAACGACAACGGACTGATGGTGCGGCAAGAACTGGTGTGGAACAAAAACCACTTCATCCTCGGCAGAGCGCACTACCAGTGGAAGCATGAGCCATGCCTATACGGATGGAAGGGCGACAGTTGCCGATACTTCATCGACAAGCGCAACCGGGCAAGCGTCATACAAGACGAACAGGAAATCAACATCGACAAGATGAAGGCCGCAGAAATGCGCGAACTGCTCCACAAGATATACGAGCAGCGGACACCCGTCAGCGTCATCGACTGCATGAAACCAACCAAAGACGAAGATCATCCCACGATGAAACCCGTGCGACTATTCGGCTACCAAGTGAGCAACAGCAGCCAGCCGGGCGACATCGTCCTCGATACCTTCGGCGGCTCAGGCACCACCATCGTCTGCTGCGAGCAACTACACCGCAAAGCGCGGCTGATGGAACTCGACCCCCATTATTGCGACGTAATCATCGCCCGTTGGGAGAAACTCACCGGCGGCAAAGCAATCAAGATAAATGGCAATACAGAGGAAACGGCGCAAGCGTAACGTGAATGCCTTCGGCGAACCGCTCTACGACGGCCACGCGATGGACATCCCCACCTTTGAGATAGAGACCGCCGACCTTGGCTTCGACACCGGCGACGTGGATGAATACGACTTCGAACTGTTCGACTACGACCGCGAGGACAACAACAGCGACGTGCGCTACATGAGGCCACGCCCGGCAGTGATGCCCACGGCCTGCGTGCGCTACGACAACGCCGACGCACTGGCCAGGGAGATAGACTTCAAGGTGGGCATGAGATACGACATGTTTGTGAGCGGCTCCTTCATCTTCGGCGACTTCATCGAGGCATTCCTGCGCCACAATAATTGCAAGGCGGTGCAGATGACCATCGGCACCCTGTCGATGTCGAAAGAGAACGTCGATAGCCTATACCTTCTCATGGACTTGGGCTTCATCGACAACCTGCGGCTCATGGTGAGCGACTACTTCTACGGGCACGAGCGGCGCGACATCGTGCCCTACATCTACAAGCGGCTCGACATCGACAACCGCTTCCAGATGGGAGTGACACGCATACACACCAAGACCTGCCACTTTGAGAGCCTCGGAGGAAAGAAGATAGTCATCCATGCCAGTGCCAACCTGCGCAGCAGCGGCAACGTGGAGCAGATGACCATCGAGGAAAACCCAGAACTCTATAATTTCTATCAAGAAACGTATGACATATTGTTTGAGAACTTCCAGACGATAAACCATGCCGTGACAAGTCGCTCCTCATGGGAAGGTTTCGAGAAACGTCTTACAAGCGAGCGACCGAACAAAAACCATTGAGCCATGGCATCATCAGGTAACGACGGCGGCGGCGGCAGCGGATCCGGCAGCAGCGCAAGCGGAAGACACAGCGGTGCTTTGCCCTTCTCTCCACCCAAGCCCGGGGAGGTCGCTCCCTTCTAATCATCCATCCCCGTCACCAAGTGGCGGGGATATTTCATAACCCAAGTTAAACCCATAACCCCCCACCAATCATGTTTGAAAAAGTCAACCCCCAGCATCCTGACAAGTTGGCCGACCGCATCGCCGGAGCCATCGTAGATTTGGCCTACGCCGTGGAGCGCAACCCGATAATCGCCGTGGAAGTGCTCATCGGTCACGGCAAGGCCTTCGTCATCATCGAGACCTCGCTCGGCAGGCACGACCTCACCGCCGACGACGTGGCGCATGCCGTGCGCCGCATCTGCCCCCACATCGACGCGAGCAACATCCACATCACCATCGCCTCGCAGGACGTTCACCTGGCCGACAACCAAAGCCATGGACTGCGTGCAGCCGACAACGGCATCTTTCGCGGCATGCCCGTCACCACCGAGCAGCGCATCCTCACCTCCATCGCCGCCACCATCCACGCCAACTTCCCCACCGACGGCAAGTACATCATCGACATGCACCACGGCGACGCGGATGGCCTGCCCGAATGCACCGTCTGCCAGAGCAACGCGCAGCAGGCGGAACTGGAGGAATGTCTCGACCAATGGGAGGACCACCACACCGACAGCGTGGACGGCTTCATCCACTTCACCATCAACCCCCTCGGCTTCTGGACGGGCGGCACCAACGTGGACTGCGGAGCCGTCAACAGAAAACTTGGGAGTGATATGGGCGATGCCGTGACGGGCGGCGGACTCCATGGCAAGGACCTGAGCAAGGCCGACGTGTCGGTGAACATCGTCTGCCACATCCTCGCACAGCAGCACCGCCGCCCCGTGGAGGCATCATGCGCCATCGGCGACAGCGAGGTGACGTTCCACTTCCCCGGCCAGGGCGACCGCTTCCCCGACAACCTGCCCGCGCAGCCCGACATCACCCTCCCCTTCCCCGACATCGTGGAACTCGCCCGGCTCTACATCCTCACCGATTGCGCCGGCTCGTTTGAACGACTGGCAGAATGGGGATTGATAAGGCCGAATGTGGAGGCGTAGGCAAAACCCCGAAAATCGCCCTTTTTGCTATCCCGACATGGCAAAAAGGGCGACAATTACACAAAAAGCCGTAAAAAAGTGCAAATAATAACACTTTTCTTGAAAATAATTGTGTAATTACTTGCACATATCAAAGGAAAGTATTACCTTTGCAATGTAAACATTAAACAACAACAATTTAGAACAGGGCGGCAACCTATAAGCGGCACAAAGACATGAAAAAGTACAGAGTATCAAGCAAGAGTTTAGAAGCCTTATCAATGCTTATTAATATATTGGTATCCCACAGCAGAGCCTTCTCCTTCCACAACGGATTCTCTTGCCACTACATTATAATGCACTCTTTTTGCTATAGTGCAAAAGAGTTGGAGAAAAAACTTCAAGAAGGAATATCACCTTTACTTGAAGTAGAAGAAGCATAAAACCCCAGGGGAGGGGCAACCCTCCCTACCCAAATAACCCAAAACAACAAACAGCAACAAGACCCCGGCGGCAACGGATAACAGCGGCGACAAGACAATGAAACCACAAAGCATCCAAAACATCATCAACGAGACAAGCGAGTACGTCAACACCTATGTAGTGAAGACAGTAAGCGGAACCGAATACCGACTCACCAACGACGAGTGCAACCTGGTGGAGACAAGCGGAGACCTGCTGGTCTATCACGGCGACGATGGCACCATCTGGATTGAGTGCGACAAAATCGAGAGCATAACAATTTAATCAACCATAACAACAAACCATTTAACGCTGGGAGCAACAGCATAAACAACGCACCGAAACAATGAGACAAGACAAGTTTTTCAGCCAAGAGAGAATGAACATGCACCGCAACTTCCGCCAAATCTTCGACGAGACACCCGAAAGCGAGATGACCGCCGAGGACAAGCAGAAAGCACTCGACAGGCTCGACCGCATGATCATCGAGGAAGATGCCAAGCCACGCGCCAAATACCACATCTTCATCGACGCACACACCGAGAATGAGGACTGCGTGACCATCTACCACAAGACCTTCGACGAGAACCCAGTGGGCGACCACACCACCTTCTACTCATGGCTGCACCGCAACTTCCCCCTCATCGACTGGCAAGGGGATGATGGCGACGACACCGACGAAGCCGAGAACACCGACTACTGCCAATATTGCTGCTACACCGAGGAAGAGGGCAAAGGCTACATCCTCGCCCTGTATCAGGCAGAAGAAATCAAACAATAACCACACGGGGAGGGGCAACCCTCCCCACAATCCCCCCACGAACCATGACCGAAGAACAAAAGCAAGCCACACGCGACCGCATCGGCCTACGCATCGCCACACTGCGCAAGTTGGCAGGGCTGAGCCAGGAGCAACTCTCCGAGCGTGCCGGGCTCCAGCGCACCCACGTCTCGCGCATCGAAGCCGGAAAGTATGCCGTCACCCTCGAGACCATCCAAGCCATCGCCGAGGGCCTTGGAATGACGGTGGACATCATCGACCCGGCACTCGCCGACCTCGCACCATTGAAGCGGCTCACCTGACCGCCACACGCCACACCCCCCAAAAGAGAGAGAGACACCCACCGCCACGGGTGCCTCTCTTTTTTGTGTAAACCCCTGGCCGCTTTGCTTTGCTATATAGAACCGCTTCGGTTTAGTATAGACAACCGCTGCGGTTTGGTATAGTAAACCAAAGCGGTTTAGTATAGTAAACGAAAGCGACAAAAATATGTTTCACTTAAATCCAAAACAACATGGCTAAAGTAAAATACTATGCCAAGGAAAACAGTGCCATCGGCACCCATTCCTTCTTTGCCGTGCCCGTGCCCAACGGCACACTCACCTTCGACGAACTGCTCGAGGAGGCGATGGACGGCAAGAGTGTAGAACCCAGCATCGCCAAAGCCTGCGTGACCGAGTTCATGAAGGCCGTAAAGCGCAACGTGCTGAAAGGCTTCCGCTGCCAACTGGGCGACAACTTCCTCACGGTCTATCCCAACCTCCAACTGTCGGTGAAGGACTACGAGGATGAGGAGACCCATCAGACCGTGGCAGCCACCGCCGAGATGCTCAACGCCGCCAACGGCAAGAGCCGGCTCGGATGCACCGTGGCCGCCAAGTTCAGCCGCCAGTTCTCCGAGCAGGTGAGTTGGCAGAAGGTGGACCCGACATCGGCAGCAGCCGCCGGAAACGACGACGACGATGTGACCGACGACAACACCAACACCGGCACGGGCGGCAACACCGGCGGCGGCAACACTGGCGGCGGCGACCTCACGCCATAGCGACATCGGCCTACCAGTCTTTTGACTTCCATTTCTCCAACGAGAGAGCCGTCGTGTTGCAGCGCGGCGGCTCATTTCTTATCTGCAAACCAAAAGGAACTATGACCCATGCGAACAATCAGATTCAAGGCGAGAGCCAAAAAGACAAAGGAATGGGTGGAGGGCTACTACGCCACCATCCACGCCCCACGCTACGGCGGCGAGAACGAACTCATCGGCTTCGATAAGTTCCCCGCCATCTTCAACGACGAGCCAGGCCACCGCAACTGCGGCTACTGGACCGACATCTACCCCCAGACGCTCTGCCAGCAGACCGACATGGAGGATGCCGACGGCATCAAGATATGGGAAAACGACATCCTTCGCCTGTCGCCCTTCGGCAAGCCCGAAAGCCAATACACCGGCGACGTGGTGTGGATGCAGACCTGCTTCGCCGTGGAAGACGACCGCGGACACCACGAGCCTCTCTCCACCCTCCGCAACCTCTGCAAGATAGAAGTCATCGGGAACAGATATGATGAGGGATGATGCGAACACGAATTATCACGAATTATTCATTAATTTTTTTTTGGAACTATGACAAGAGAAGAAGCAATTAAGGCAATAAAAGCATGGGATTTCCTTGACAATGATGAAAAGGAAGCCATTGAAACTCTCATCCCCGAACTCAAAGAGTCAGGGGATGAGAGGATTAGGAAAGAGATTATTTCAGCCCTCAAGAATGCCAACTATAAAGGCGTATATGACAAACATCTTGCTTGGCTTGAAAAGCAAGCACCAAAGCAAGAGTGGAGTGACGAGGATGAAGAACTATTGCAACACTGTTGCGGTGCTGTTGCTGCCGCTGATTACTATACTCTTGAAGACAAGGAAGAAATGGAAAATTGGCTCAAATCACTCAAACAACGTAACCTATGAAAATCGAATGGAATAAAATCTGATTAACAAAAAAACAAGGAACTATGACCGAACAACAAAGAAAAGCCATTGAGATTTTGAACAGCCTACGCGAGCCGATGATATTGTCGGAGGAAAAGGCACTGAGTGAGGATGATTATTTTTTCCTCCTCTCGTTCATTATCGACAAACCGAATGAAGTGTATATCCCGCAGCCGTGCCCAAACATCACGCCGTGGCCATCACCAATACAGCCATATTACGGCAGCAGATGGGAAGTCACCTGCAAGCCTGAAGAGTCTGACAAATAATCAAAAATTTTAGGAACTATGAAAGTAAATTATCAATGGCACAATGCGCCAAAAGAATTGCCAGATTGCGATTGCGTCTGCGTGACGTACAATAATGGCGGCTATCACGTCAACGTCTGGAATAGCTACTACAAAGTATGGGATAACGAAGATGGTAGTTATACCCAATTTGAAGCAAGTGAAGAATTAGACTGGATGGTCTTGGAAGTGGAGGAAGAACACGAACACTAATTAATCAAAAATTTTAGGAACTATGAAAATTTTTTATCGACCCGTTGGCTCAGATGAGCCATTAAAAGAACTATGTGAGTGCAACGAGCCACTCAACATCAAGCCCATTGCTCCTGATGAAGTTCAAGAGCAAGAGCCATCACCATTCCAACCAATGGAGCCCATCACGTTCGACGCGAAGGTGGAAGGACTGCCAAAGAAACTGCCGAAACCGAAATTCCCACGTAAACTGAAGAAGGCCATCGGCCAAATGTGGGACATAAAAAGTGAAGCGAATACATTCAGCATCAATTTTAAGGCATTGAAAAAAACACGATGGCAGCGAAAGGCTATCGCCAAAGTGCGTCGAGATGACAACCATATAGAATACCCGATGAAAAACGGCACTACGTTGTCATTTGTATTTCCTTCGTGACCAATTACATGGTAATTCGTGTTAAACTATGACCCCCACCCCCTACACCCTCAAATCCTCCGCCCTTGCGGCTCTCCGTCGTCGCTACGCCGAGCAGCGCGGCCAGGTCTTGGGCATCGAACCCCGCCTGGCTGACTATTTCGACGGCCTTGTGACGGTGGAGCCCAATGCCGACGCCGACCCCCAGGACCCGCAACCGGCGCACAACATCTATGAGTTGCTTGGCGGCTTGAAATTCCTCCGGCTGCTGCGCACCTACCCCTTCAACGTGCGGAAAGTGCATCAAGTCATCCGACTGCGCGAAGGCATCTGGCAGCAGAACGCCCGAGGCCGTTGGCAGCATGTGAAGGGCGGCATCCGCCAGCCCCTCACCACGGGCGACGCAGTGCTGCGGTGGGAGCCGTTTCAAGTCTTCATCCTCGCCAGCATCTACGGCTTCCACGCATGGATTCCCACCGGAGCCACCGAGGAAGAGAAGCCCGACCTGTTGCCGTCCGAGCGCGTCCGCGGCGGCATGGTGGAAGACCTGCGGCGGCTCTGCACGGATTTCACCCTCTACGGCCCCCGCAAAATCGACAAGACCGGCATCTCGGCTTTCGTGGCGCAGGAGCATTTCCTGCTCGAAGACCCCAACTCGGAATCGTATTGCTGCGCCAACTCGGAGGCTCAGTCGAAACTGCTCTACCGCCGCATCAAGCACGGGCTCTTTCAACTCAATTTCGACAAGCGGTGGCGCATCACGGAGAAAATCACCGACTGGACGAAGAAATACCAGGTGGAAGGCCACACGTCGAGCATCACCCCCCTCTCGGCTGGCTCCACCACGAAGGATGGTCTTTTTGGTCAGTTGTGCTGCGCCGATGAGTACGGCTCGGCAGGCTACACCAACGGCAAGAGCGACATGAAGCGGTTGGTGGATGTGGTGGAGAGTTCGATGGGACCACGGCGCGAACCGCTCACCGTCACAACCACCACCGCCGGGCGCATCACTTCGGGCCCCTTCATCGAGAAACTCGACAGCCTGCATCGACTGCTGGAGCGCGAGATGGACTGGGACACCGGCGAAGCCCCGCCCCTCTCCTACGACCGCTCGCTCTGCATCCTGCTGGAGCCCGACGAGTGGGAACGGCAGACGGAGGAGACGCTGCTCACCTCGAAGGCCGTGCGACGGAAAATCAATCCGATGCTCGGGAAAATCGTGCAATATCAGTTCTACGACGACGCCGTGGCGAAGGCGAGGATGGACGGCGACCTCGGCGAAGTCATCAGCAAACTCTTCAACGTGTATGAGAGTGGCCGACTCACGCAGTGGATAAAGAGCGACCGCATCCGCCCGCTTCAGGTGGCACGCACCATCACCGACTGCAAGTATCAGGACGGCTGGCAGGTGTTCGTGGGGCTTGACTTCTCGCACGGCGACGACCTCTTTGCCATCACCTACATGGGCGTGAACTACACCCCCTCGCCCACGATGGCCGGGAAGTTCTTCGCCGACATGGATGCGTGGGTGCTCGAAAAGACCATGCAGGAGAGCCCCAACCGCCCGCTTTACGAGCAATGGGTGGAGCAAGGCCACCTGCACGTCTGCCCCGGCGAGGTGTTTGACAGCACCTACGCCATCAACCGCCTCGGCGAAGTGGTGCAGCAGGGCATCAACATCATCATGTTTGGTTACGACCCCGCCCAGAACGCCCAGCCCATCAACCAACTCAAGGCGTGGCTGCAGACCCTCTTCCAGAACCGCCCGGACATCGGCCCCAAGGACATGGCCGCCATCATCCAGCAGATGGTCGTGCCCGTGCCGCAGACCGCCATGACCCAAAACCCCCGAATCGGCGAACTGGAGCACATGATCCTGGAGCAAGAGCCGTGGCTGAACTTCTCGCAAAACCCCATGTGGCCGTGGGAATTTGGGAATACCGCCGCCATGGTGAACACCTCCGACCTGCGAAGGCTGGTAAAAGGAGGGCCGGCACCCAGCCACAAGATGGACAACGTGGCGGCACTGGTGGATGCGCTGTATTGTTTTGATTTGACGGAGGGAAGGGTGACGGAGTGAGGCTCGGGCGGATTTGCAATCCGACCGCAACGAGTATCAGCATTTTTAATGCGAAAGAAATTTTAATCAATCAAATTATTACAACCATGCAGACTTTAATCATTATTTTAATCATCGTGCTTATCGCACAGACCTGCGTTTTCATCTACGCACATTTTATCGACATCGCCAACAATCGCCTGGCTGCTGCCTCTCAGCAGATGGTGGCAAGCGCACAAGAAGCGTTCCTCTCGGAAAAGCAAAGGCTACAAGAGTGCATCGACAACCGCGACCGCACCATCAAGGAATGGGTGAAGAAATACGAGGCACTGGCTTCTCAGCAAAGTTATCTGATAGGCCAATACAACAAACTGAAGGAAGAGCGCACGCTCATCATAAACGGAGACATCAAAGGCACCGACACCGATGGCGGCGTGAAAGGCGAGAAAGGAGAGGAAGGAAAAGTTTAATCAAAAATTTTAGGAACTATGACAAAAACATTTGAGCAAGAATGCAAGGAAGGCTGGTTTGAGTTCAACCCAGACCGCAGCCTCGATGAGCGGTGCGAGATAGTGCGCCGCACAGCCATCACCCAAGAAATGACCTACGAAGAGCGGCTTGCAGCACAACGCCGGAGGTATGGACTATAAACGAACATTTAATATTTTAGGAACTATGACAAAGATTATCACACATGAAAACCTATGGTGGTGGGGAAAGAGTTACACCTTCATTTCCGACGACGGAATGGCCATCATAGAAATTGCCATCTCAGATGAACGCCCCGATTTAGGAGAACTCCGCTCGCTTATGGTTCACGAATCAGCAAGACAAAAAGGCATCGGCACCACCATGCTGAGATTTGCTGAACACAAAGCCCAAAAGTTGAAACTTGAACAAATCTGCCTTAATGCAAGAAAAGGCACATTCCTCATTGACTGGTATCGCCGACACGGATACGAAATCTATGACGAAAATTGCGAATACAGCAACGGGCAGACCGTCGGCATGTATAAGAACTTAGACCAACCAACCGAGGAGGAAACCGCATGAAACCCCACCTTGAAATCAGCAAGCAGTTGCAAGACCTATACGGCCCCAACCGCATCGTGATCGGGAAGGCAGGCGAAAAGATATATTTCGACCTGCCCGACTCCCCCGAAGTCTTCGCCCATCTCATCAAACGCATGTTCCAGGCCTTGGCCGTCCGCGACATGGGCGACCACCTCCACGCCCTCGCCGAGGCCATGGAGGAAATAACAAGCCCGCCCGCAGACGCTTAATCTCCCACTTTTCGACACATTAAGCGAAAAACCCCGAAATTTCAATCTTAATCTATATGGCACGAACAAAAACCCTGCAATCCCAACTCCGCGACGTGGCCCTCGACTACATGAAGCAGGTGGCCAAGTTGCTCAACCGCGACCCACGCGACTGCCACTGGGTAGGCACCGACGACCACGAGCGCGGCATATACACCATCTGCGACCTTGGAGACATCACCTTCATGACCCTCGACCAGATGCAAGTCATCATCGACCGACTGCCCGAATGGCTCGCCCGCTACGGTTCCCGTGAAGCCGTCGCCCAGGAAATCGACGACTGGATGGAGTGGAGCATCCAAGAGGAAAACTGGCTCGACGGCCACCCCCGCATCAACCTCGAACACTGGCTCATGGGCTGCCCCCGCGAGCAGAAAGGAGTGGACGCATGAAAAACGCAATCATCATCAACGGCACCACTTATGAATTGGTGCCTTACATCGACGATATTGATGTCTGCGTGACTTGCGACCTTCGCGACATTTGCTTTCCACTTGACTGTGCACTTTGCGTCTCAATACACAACGCAGGAGTGGAAGACCACTACATCAAGCAGCAGAAAGGAGGCGACGCATGAAAAAGGTTTATATCTCCGGCCAGATGTCAGGACTCCCCCGTGAGGAATATCTCGCCCGCTTCGCCAAGGCCGAGAGGCTTCTGCGCTTTGAAGGCTTCGCCGTAGTCAATCCCGCCCGCCTACTCCCCAGCCGCTGGCCGTGGCTCTACCGCATGATGGGCTACCGCCTCACACTCCTTTATGACCTTTGGCGGCTCAGCCATTGCGACCTCATCTACAAAATCCCCGGCTGGAAAGAATCCCACGGAGCCAACATCGAATCGTGCTGGGCGTATCACATGAACACCAGCCTTCTATTCAAGAAAATGCGCGAGCGTATCGACCTCAAGATGGCCAAGTTCATCGACAAGGCCGACGAGCGTGAAGAAGCCCGCCGCAACAAGATTCACACCGACGCAATGATGGGGCCAGCGGGATAAGTAACCCGCCGCCCCACCATCCCCGACAAGTAGAACCAGTTCCCGCTGTTCTCGGCGAGAACACAACCCCCACCACATGAACCACCACCACAACCACCTCACACTCGGCCAACTGCTCACAGGCTTTGCCATCGGCATCCTCGCCTGTCTGCTGCTCACCCTCGCCGGATGCCGCACGACGAAGACCACCACCGAAGTCTATCTCCACGACACCCTGCGCGTCCACACCTCCGACACCATCTACCAGCGCATCGTCGCCCACCACACCGACACCGTGCGCGACAAGGAAGTTACCCGCATCGTCCTGCGCGACTCCGGCGACACCATCAAGGTCTATAACGACCACTACATCTACCGCTACGTCGGACTCAACGACAGCACCGACATCTACAAGACCCGCATCGACTCCCTGCTGAAGGTGCTCGACCAACGACAGAACGAGAAGAAGGTGATAAAACAAGGCCCGCCACTATATGAAAAGTTGGTGTTCGTCGCCATCATCGCCCTGGTCTTCTTCATCGTGATGAAATTCAAGAAGTAATGTTTTTTTCATAAGTTAAATTTGTTTGTTGGTTAATGCCGCCCCATCCGCGAGGACAGGGCGGCTTTTTTGTGCCCAAAAGTTAAAAAGTGTAAAATATAGCACATTCCATGAAAAATAATTGTATAAAGTATTGCACAATTCAAATAAAATGCTTATCTTTGCAATGTAATAATACAACAAACCATTTAAACACCGGCGGCAACGGACATCAGCGGCACAGAGACATGACACGCGAGATTTTCAACGAGATTGTAAAAGCCAAGAAGTTAAACACTGACCACTTCGACAAGATTAAGGCTTGTATCAACCCACAATACACTTTCATCTATGTCACGGTAGGCATGCACGAGTGCGTAGGAGGCCGGGCAAAGTTGGTGCCGCTGAAGGAGTTTCGCCTGAGCATCGCAAGCATCCTGAAGAAGGGAGAGCATTGGCCCGAGGAATACGAGACAAGCATATTCGGAGACTTTATCTGGAACTTGAAATAAACACCCCAGGGGAGGGGCAACCCTCCCCACCACAATAAACCAAATATCAACCAATCAAATACTTACAATTATGAAAAATGTGAATTATAAAATCCAAGTATTGCAAGAGCAATATGCACAAGACGAAAGCAACATCACCTTCTCCGAGTTCGTGAAACTTACATCTGAGAGCGACCCAGGCTTTTCCGCTGGCTTTTCGATGATGACGAACTTTCAGATTTTGATGAAGGAATCCACACCGAAGAATGGGAAGACTTATTGGCAGACTTGATGGATGGAGAAAATTCATACACCATGCAAGACCTCGCCGACTACATCAACGCCGCCGATGAGTGGCCAGCCGACGTGGAGGAAATCATCGAGCGAAACGGATGGGTGAGCGACTGCGGCACCGAGTTCGGAGTATGCCACAACGACCACGAGAAGGTCATCATCAACGACGAAGGAAAGGCGGTGGCCGTATGATCAAGAACGAGCAAGAACGCATGCGGATGGGTGAGCGAATCGCCACCCTCCGCAAGTCCATCGACTGGACCGACGACCGAGGCATCCACCGCCACGGCATGACCCAGGCAGAACTGGCAGAAATAACCGGATTACAAAGGGCGCATATTACACGCCTGGAGCAAGGCCGATATGGAGCCACCATCGACGTGCTCAGCGTCATCGCCGAAGCACTGAATTGCAAAATCGACTTCATCAATAAAACCCAGGAACTATGAAAAAAGCATTATCAATCATTTTCACTGCCATGCTGATAGGCTGTCAGAGCGGCAACGGCTTCGGCCAGGGAGGGAAGAACGCCGCCCAATATGTGAAGGAGCAAGTGCCGCAGCAGGCCGACAACATTGCCAGCATCGAGACCATAGCCGAAGACTCGCTGCTCTGCGATATGGGCTTCAGTTTTGCAGAAATGCAACTATCAAAGAAAGGGCTGGAACTGATGCAAGGCACCATCAAGGCCGAAGAATATGAGGCACTCATCGACAGCATATCGCATGCCGCCACCGACATCACCTATTCGTGGCAGTTCTGCGATGTGGTGAACGACTCGCTGATGAAGTTGCCCAAATATGATGGCCTGTGGCGCAAAGTCTACACCGTGCGCGTGACCATGAAGAGCGGCGACACCCGCGAGCCGCGCGTGCTGATGGATAACGACGGTATCACACCTCGAATGATGGAGGTCGACATGCAGAAGGCCATCGAAGACCACACCAAGCGAATACTTGAAGCGCAGGAGACGCTCATCGCCAACATACGCTGACATCATATACACCAATCATCTACTTGGAGCAAGGACACCGACACCTTGCTCCCGTTTTTTTTGCTCCGCCACTTGCCGGAGCAGTCGGGAAACCTCACGCCCATTTTCGCACAAAGGTAAAAAGATAAGGAAAACCAATGCGAAAATGGAAATATCAATGGACACCATCATCAGCCTGTTAGGGCTGTTTATCGGAGGAGGAGGCGGTGCCTTCTTCACATGGCGGTACATGCGGCGCAAGGCGAAAGCCGAAGCCGAGAGCGCAGAAGTGGACACCGTGAAGAACATGCAGGATGTCGTGAGCAACATGCAGGGAGCTTACGACAAGATGCTCGACCAGGTGAACCACTACATCGAGGATGCCACCGGAAAGATGGAGGAAATGCGCTCCGAGCGTGACCGCTACAAGAAGGAGCGCGACGAACTTCGCAACCGCTTCGAGCGGCTGGAGAATACCCTCCACCAGATGCGCACCGAATACCAGACTGAAAAGAGCGACACCGACCGAAAAATCGCCCAACTGGGCCGCAAAGTGGAGGCCATGCGCCCTTTCCTGTGCGGCGACATGCTTTGCAAAAAGCGGCAGCGCGTAGCAATATTGGATGGAGAGGATGCTGAACCCGAACCAGTCAAGCATGAGAAAACCAACAAGCCACGCAAGGCGAAGACCGCCGAGGCAGCAGAACCGAATGAAATTGAACCCTTAAAAAGCACCGAATTATGAACTATAAACGAGGATCACGCGGCGAAATGGTTCGCCAGATACAAAAGGCCCTGGCAGGTGCCGGCCTTCGCGTCATCGTTGACGGCAACTTCGGTCCCATCACCGAGGAGGCCGTCAAGGAGTTTCAGAAGAAAAAAGGCCTCACGCCCGACGGCATCGTAGGCCCCGCCACGCTGGCCCTGCTCATCCCCGCCCGGCTGAAGAAGAGCCGCCGCACCATCAACGAGATCATCATCCACTGCACCGCCACACCTGAAGGCCGCGAGTGCTCCGTGGAAGAGATACGCCAGTGTCACAAGGCGCGAGGCTTCGCCGACATCGGCTACCACTACGTCATCCACCTCGACGGGCGCATAGAGAACGGGCGCGACGTGGACATCTCCGGAGCCCATTGCACCGGGCACAACGCCAACTCCATCGGCGTGGTCTACGTGGGCGGCTGCGGCAAGGATGGCAAGACACCGAAGGACACCCGCACAGATGACCAGAAGGAATCACTGGCCGCATTGCTGATGGACTTGAAAAAGATTTATCCTCTGGCGAAAATCCACGGACACCGCGACTTCGCCAATAAGGCCTGCCCATCGTTCGATGCGACAAGTGAATATCGAAAATTATAAAGTGTGTTTTTCATAGTATAATTGTTTAGGTTATTAGGGGTGCGGCGGCACCCCATTATTTTCTTGTAAACCTACGACTTGAAAAATAGCAAAAATAAAAAACAATGAAATATCTGACATTGGAATATATCAAGGCACATGCCCGCATAGACTACGACTGCGAGAACGACTTGATTGAGATGTACGGCTCTGCTGCCGAGAGATCCATACTCAACCTTATCGGTCAGTCTTACGACGAACTCATCGACACCTACGGCGAGGTGCCGGATGACATCATGGTGGCCACCTTTGAACTCGCCGATAACCTCATCCGGCACCGGTCACCTGTCGAGCAGATGGGCATGTCCATTGTGCCTTATAACTTTGATTTTATGCTAAAAAATTACATAAGACTTTAAGAATATGGCAAATTGCAGGAACACACAACAACTGAATATTACTTGCGGCACTGACGTAGTGCTGCACGACAAATTGATGTTCGACGGTGAAGTATTTGATCCATACGTTTCCGTCGATATTGAGTGTAACCTTGTCAACTCTCTTGGTAAGCGTACAACACTTGAGTATGAGATAGTAGACGAAGTGCTAATCATTCAGATTCCATGGGTGGACGGTCGAAATGCAGGCTGCTATGGTCTTGAGGTTAATGGAAAATGCAACGGCAAAACCTGGGCGACTTATGCTGACAGTCTCATCCGCTACACCCGTGCAACGGTGGAAGGTGCTGCCGTGGTAGAGACGGAGAGTGACTGGTATGATGTTACTCAAGTAGTGTCATATCGTTATTCAGACTCACCATTGGATGAGGTGGATGCCACCATCGATGACAACTATGGCGAGCCAACGGTCACCCCTACCTATGAGCATAACAAACTCACCCTCGATTTTAAAAATCTTCGTGGAAATGGCATCGCAAGTGTCGAGCAGACAACCGTCAGCACCGAGGATGAGGGTATCAACGAGACCACCATCACTCAGGATAATGGAGATACGACCGTCATGCAAGTGCGTAATGGTCGAAAAGGCGACAAGGGAGACAAAGGTGATACTGGCGACTCTGCCATTTTTGACCCGACAACGGGCAACATCTCAGAGATGAAGCAAACAACGGGCTATGATGAATTCAGTCCGATGAGTCAGAAGGCTGTGACGGAGGCAGTCAATAGACTTGAGCTGGCGGGGTCTAACCAAGATTTTGGATTCGCTGATGAACACGGATACTATATTGCACAATTCGACGAAGGCCATATCAAGACAAAAGAATTTGATTCAAGAAAGGCTGTGACTGATGATGATATACCAATAGTAGATTTAGCATTCGAGGATGAGAACGGCTATGATATAGCATCATTTATGAATGGGCATATTAAGACTAAAAAATTCAATAGTGCCAATGTTAGGACATACAAGGATGGTTCTATGCGTATTCCTTTCTCTTATGGAGTAGATTGCATCAAGCCATACTCAGATACTTGGTCGTCAGCTGATAATCTGAACTCATATACCAATCAATCAGTCTATGAAGATAATGCGGTATTGTACTTGCCAGCAAGTTATGACCCAGCAGGAAAACCAACAAGACTAATCATTTATTGTAAGCATGGTGCATCGACTGTTGAACCTGAGAGCGACTATGTACTATCTCCTACTGGTGACGGCAACATTTTCAAGTTCCTTATCAGTATTGGTTATGCTGTACTTGCAGCTGATGGAGTGCCTAATGACTATGCTTCCTTGATAGGCATCAGCGAGCGTGTGGTGGGTAACTATATTGCCGTGCAATCTACAAGAGCTGCATACAATTATGTAGTTAACAAGTACAACATTGCTACTGATGGAGTATTTGTATATGGATGGAGTCAAGGTGGACACTATGCGCAGAATGTAACCGACCTATGCGGAATTAATGTTCTTGCAGTTGCGGAATTATGCCCAGTATGTTCATTTAGGTATCATCAATGGGACTTGATTTCTCCTGTCACGATAGGAGGTGTCACATGGCAGAAATCTGCAAGGCTTAACATAGCAAGGCTATTTGGATTTCCAACAGTAACTACGGATGCAGAATTAGAAGCACTTCAATTCAGTCAATCACTTGTTAATGGCTATGACCCTTGGACAAGGAATGTGGAAGACCAATATAATGGTTTTGTCCAAGGAGGAAGTTATGGAAGTGGTAACTTGTGGACTCTTCCAAATGGGACATCGTTGTCAGATATAACGATGAAAAAGTATCTGAAAGCTCCATTGAAGATATGGGCAAGTGTTAATGACCCGACGCTTGGAACTGATGTCATGAAGGTGTTTATTCAGGCTGCAAAAAATGCAGGGTGTATCGCTGATATGCACTTGCTCAATAATGGCAGTCATAATATCAACAGCTTACAGACTGCCGTTGGAACGTTTGATTTCTTCGGCACTTCAAGTCCGCTTTATCCTATTGCAATCGAGGTAGCAAGATGGTACAGGGATTTCGGTGGATTATCATTTGAGACAACAATTAATTAACGAACAAATAAAAACAAAATTATTATGGGAAAGAAAATTATAGTAAAAGGAGCTGATTTTTCAGTCAATGGATTCCGCTCACCAGTGTCAGGCTCGCTGACAATATATAACTATGCTCTATCACTGATTGCGGATGGGGATAATTATGGAAACATCAACACGAGTTCATACCCAAAAAGAGGAGCCACAACCGTTGCTGTTTTCATCCCGCTTGGCGCAAAGGTTACAATAAAAGGCCTAAAGCCTGACAGTAACACAGGACTTCGATTTGACGGATGCTATTATTCTTCAAGCACAATAGGGCATTCAACTGTTGTTGGAGATATGCATGGTGGTTCTTCATCAACTGATGATATGTTTATGTACAATGCTGATGGTTCCAACAATGAGGTAACTTTCACCAACACATACGGTGATTACTGGTTCATCTTTGGCTTTGCAAAAGGCTCTACAAAGAGTGATGATGTTGTGGTGTCTAATTATAGCCTCACTTATGAGTATATAGTTTAGTGGGGGCAAGGTAGCCCATACAGTTGGTAAACCTATATCAAGATAACTATGATATATAGTATTCATTAGCATATTGTTTAACAACTAAATTTCTTTCGCTCATGGCAACAGAAATCATCCAGCTTCCGACTGGTCAAAACGGAAATCAAAACGGAGGAACAAGCATCCTCCCAGTAGCTAACTCCGGCGGCGGATTGTTCGGAAACGGACAGACCAACCTGGCCGACCTCTTCGGCTTCGCCATCATCGCCAGCATGTTCCCGAATCTTTTCGGATACGGAAATGGCTATGGCAACCGGGGAGACAATGGTGGATGCCCATGCCCAAGCGTGGACGGACAGCTCGCACTCCAGGCCGTAGCTGCACAGGGTGACGCAAGCCGCACAGCCATTCAGAACCTCGCTGCTTCGATGGGACAGAACTACTCCACCATTTTGCCAGCAGTGCAAAACGTGCAGGCCGCCATCTCACAGTTGGCATCCGCAAATGGCATGGGCTTCCTCCAGGTGATCAACGCCCTTCAGCAAGGTAACTGCACCCTCGCCGGACAACTTCAGCAGTGCTGCTGCGACAACCGTCTGCTCACCACACAGCAGGGCTACGAGACACGCATCCAGACCATCGACCAGACCAACCAACTGAACGGCACCATCAACGCCAACGGCCAACGCCAGGTGGATGCCATCGCCGATCTGAAGACCACGATGATCAAGGAGTTCTGCGATGCCCGCGAGCGCGACATGCAGGCAATCATCAACAAGCAGGCCGACGAAATCTCGCAACTGCGCACCAAGGACAACATCTCCGCACAGACCAACCAGATACTCGGCTACGTGAACCAGGTGCTGGCTCCCATCCAGGCCGGGCTGAAGGAAATCCAGGACAAGATGCCCAACACCGTACCGGTGCAGTATCCCAACTTGCAGGTGGTGAACGCTACGCCCTACGTCAACGGCGGCTATTACGGACAGACCCCATTCTATGGCGGCTTCTAACGAAAGGAGGCAGCCATGATGGGTTTCAACGTTCCATTCGTCAACGGAAACATCCCGTACCTGAACGTGACCAACGTGACGGTAGGGACACAGGCCGTTGACCTCGCGCTGGGCTTCCGCAACATCCGCCCTGTTGGGTTGATGCTCGTGCGGATCAGTTCGGCGATACCGACGGGCACGACAGGCACGCTGCCCGTGACTATGACACTCAACGGCAACACCCGGGCACTGACGTTCTTCAACGGCACAGAAGTGACGGTGGCCGACCTCGAGGGAACTGGCGTTTTGCTGGTGTTCAACGACAAGTTCAACGGAATCCTGCAACTTCTGAGCACGCCGGCGGCAACAGCATAAACAAGAAGAAAATAACAATCAAAAGGAACTATGACTATGAATTTTTCGGAAATACCAAACGGTGCTGCGTTTTACATCATCAGCACAAACGGCGGTCTGAACGTGATCGTCGGAAGCGTGAAGGGCAAATCGGCTCCCTATTGGCCGATGCCTGCAAACGGACTCAACACGCAGATGGTGGACATCACCATCAACGTGAATGGACAAGACAGGGTAATACCTGGACTTCCCATCGGGCTGGAGGTGGCTGGGCGAGATCCCGAAGTTTACACCGGAAACAGGGATGTGGCCTTGCGAATCATCGATGAGAAAGTGGCCGAGGCCGACAAGGTGCTCAAAAACGTGCCATACTATCAGAAGGTGAAGACCGACGGCCCACGCTGCAAGGAAACCATCGACCCAGGCTATGCACAGACACGCCGCCAGGCCGAGACCATCGAGAACCTGAAAGCCGAACTGGCAGCCACCAAGGGCGAGTTGCAAGGCATGAAGGACATGCAGGCCCGCACCCTTGAACTGCTGGAGAAACTGAGCGGAGGCACCGAGAAAAAAAAGAAAGATTCATAAGTCATAGCGACTTTTTAAAAACCATAAAGACAATGAACGGATATATTATCAGGACAGGCGAAGGCCAAGATCTGAAAGAGCAGATGAAGAGCCAGATGCGCCAGCAGTACCGCAACGGCAATGGCAACGGCATTCGGACCGTAGGCCGCGAGTACGAGGAAGGCTATCGTGACGGCTACCGCGAGGGCTATGAGCAAGCCATGCGCGACGACCACGACACCGAGATGCAGCGTCACACCGCATTCTCCAACGAGAGCCGTGAGGGTGGCAAATATTCGATGTAAATAATCGCCATAATTGACAGCCTGGCCGTGAATGCCGCTTGAAGTGTGCAGGGCGGTCAGGCTTTTTCAATCAAGAAAGGAAAAAACATGGAATATATAATGCCCGAAGGCCTGCGTGCCTACATGGATGCCTACCAGGGGCAGTTCTCCCGCAAACTCGCCGAGTGGGCCATCAGCAAGATGCGCGTGCGGCGATACGACAAAGAAGAGGAACTGAAGCCCATCCCGTTGGAAACGGTGGAGCAAGCACTGAAGAAGGCAGGGGTGCAGGTTCCACAGGAGTGCATATACACGGCATGGTATCTCTTCCACATGGCCATCGCCGACTACCCGCGCACCTGCGACGATGATATGCGCCGCGCGTGGTTTGTGGACGAGACACTCAATGACCCCGATGGCAAGCCCTCCAATCCGCTGGCCTGCTTCCGTGCAAAAATGGACAATGCCGGGGTGCCAATCATGTGGGAGAGGATGATATGATAGAGCAAGGCTTCCACATCGGCAACCGCAAATGGTGGGTGATGGTCTATTACGACGTGCGCACCGATAGCGAACTGGCCCGCATCGCCGACGCACTCCGGGCGGCTGGTGAGCGGAGCGACCTCGTGGATGATGCCATCGCCAACCTGCGAGGCTGGAACCGCGGCTACACCTTCAGCAACTTCAATGACCGCGTGAGCATCATGGTCATTGGCAAGGCCGACAATGCCGGGCAGATGTTCGACTCCATTGTGCATGAGATGAAGCACCTGGCCGAGCACGTCGGCGAGTATTACGGCGTTGATTCACGCGAGGAACTCTCTGCCTATCTACAAGGCGAAGTCGGGAGAAACATGTGGCCGGCAGCGGCCATGGTGCTCTGCCCGAAATGCCGATAGAAAGTAAACCCCCGACACCATGTCGGGGGTTTTTTGTATGGGAAGATTAACAGACGCATTGGGTGGTGCAGTTTCAGCGGGTGACAATATCCGCGTCGAACTGAATGAGGCGATGGCAGAGCAATACAAGCGTGCTTTGGCCAAAATGCTGATAATAAACCCGGACACGAAAAAGAGACTTCGTGCGGTAATCAGGAAGAAACTGAAAGAGGCGAGATCAAAGACATCGAAGGATGTAAGAAGTTACTTAACAGATGACCCTCGCAAGGCATACCGTGCCGTGAAACACTCGGTCTATAAGAGGATTCTCGGCGGCAACATCTCCATCCTCGCATCACGCAAGGCCGGTACGAAATACCAACTTGTTAGAGCAAGAAAACTGGACCAGAATCCACACCAACGCGGAGGCAACAGAGTGGAAAGAAGTGAAAGGACGAAAGCCCTTGATACCTACTTCGGCAAAGACAGAGGATTCGTACTCCGGTTTTTGAACAGCGGAACGGGTGAGCGTCGGTCCAGGCTCGGCAACCGGGGCGCAATATCGGCAAGAGGCTTGTTCGAACATACCGCGATATGGCACATGGACGAGGCCGCGCAAGAGATAGCAGCGGCCTTTGAATATAAATTAGAAAAAATATACAAAGAAGAGAGCAAATGAGTGCACAGTCAATTATCAAGATAACCGCAGAGACGAGTCAGTATGAGCGGAACATGCGGCAGGCGTCACAGACCTTCAACAAGTTCATGGACGGCATCGGGATGAACATGAGCAAGTTCACGGCTCTAACTGCAGCCATCGGTGGGATCAGCACTGTGCTTAAAGTGGCAAAAGACGCATTCTTTAGCAACGAGCAGCAACTCGACGAGTGGGGCCGCATTGTGGCCAGCAGCGAGAGTCTGTACCGAGGCTTCCTGGACGCGCTCAACACCGGCGACATCAGCGGCTTTTTGTCGAGGATGGACACCATCGTCGCCGCCGCCCGTCAGGCCTACGATGCGCTTGATACGCTTGCCACGTTCAACGCATTCAACCAGATCAACGTCGCCCGTACCCGCCAGGCATTGATGGACGCCCAGAACGACTACCGCGAAGGCACTGGAAGCAAAGAAGCCGTGAGAGCCGCCGGTGAAGCCTACAAAAACGAACTGAAACAACGGCGCGACCTGGAGAAGAACGCCTACACAACCGCCATCGTGAAGTATGCCAGTGAGCGTGGTGTCTCTTCCGCCGACCTTGCCCGTGTGATGTTGGGCACCTACGGCAATTATGAGCAAATCAAAAAGATTCCGTTGACCGGCGTCAGTTACAAGACCGTCGGCGGCGGCATGTTCGGCGGTGGCACAATGGTGGAGACACGCTATGCCGCCAATCAGATGGAGCGCCTGGGCGATATGTTGAGACGGTTCAACGATGACGAGTTGAAACAGTTGCAGGCTCTCGGCGCCCAGACTTACAACACGGGTGCAGACATGGCCCAGGTGGACCGGCAGATCCAGCGCACGTTGCGATCCAACCCTGGCGGCACTGTTACTCGAAGCGGAGGTGGCCGTGGTGGACGAGTCGGCACAAATCGCGGTGGAGGTGGTACGCCACCACCACCAGAAGGAAGCATCGCTGCACAAGAAGCCAAGGTTCAGGCACTCACCAAGGCATGGCGAGAGGCCACCGACGAGGCCGGGCGTGCCGGGTACGCCGGTCAGATGGAGGAGGCCAAGCGACTGCTTGACGAAATGACTGGCAAGGCATCACCAGCAGCAGGGTCGATGGCCGCTTTGAACAAAGAGTTGTCAGAGCTCCGGGAAAAGCAGCAAATGGTGACCACCAGCGACGAGTGGAAGCAATACGAAGAGAAGATCAAGGCCGTGGAGAAATCCATGAAGGAACTGCGCGGTGAGATGGAAGATATGGAGACGGGCTTCGCAGGTGTCACCGACGACAGCATCGCGGCATGGCTGTCAGGCCAGCGCACCATGCTCGGAGGAATGGAAAAAGGCGGCACCGATTACCGCAACACGATGGCCAATATCATCGACGCACAGACATTGGAGAATGTGCTCAACTATGCCATCGCCAACGACATCAACATCAGCCCTGACACCATTGAGAGCCTTTGGGAGCAGATTATCAGCGGCGACAACATACCAGACAGCACATGGGAGTCGCTCGCGGAAACAATCAACGATGCCGTGGACGGACTTGACATTAAGCCTGTCAAGATAGAAGTGAAGACGGGCAACATCACGGAAGCCGCTAAGCAGACGGAAGAATCATGGCAGGATGCAGCGAAAGCCGTGCAGAGCGTCGGCAGTGCATTGCAGCACATCGAAGACCCGAGCGCGAAGATAGCAGGGCTCATCGGCCAGGCCATCGCCAACATCGCCCTCGGCTTCGCCCAGGCCACCACCGCCGACTCCAAATGGGGCGTGTTCGGATGGATAGCCGCCATCGCCGGTGGCATGGCCACGATGCTGAGCACCATTGAAGCCATACACTCGGCCACGGGATTTGCACAGGGCGGCATCGTCGGCGGCAACAGTTTCTCGGGCGATAACCAATACATCAGAGCCAACGCCGGCGAGGTTATTTTGACAAGGGCGCAGGCGGGGAACTTGGCAAGCCAACTCGGAGGCACCGCACCTGTCATCCATATAGAGGGTGTGATTGCCGGCGAGGACATCAGACTTGTGCAGAGAAATCTGAACAAACGACAGGGCAAAGGCGAATATGTGACTTCGAGGAATTACAAATCAACATGAACGGTTTGAAACATGATAATAATCATCAACAAAAAAAGATGGAAGCAGATATTGGGCGAATGTCAACTGACACGAAACGCTGCTAACAGCCAGAAGTCATCCGTTGACATTCTTCAAAGAAAAGTACGCCGCTTGGAAATGTTGCTCAATGAGGTATCGAAAGAAAACCGTGCGATGAAAATTGAAATTAAGAAGATTAAAAAAAATAAATCAATATGATACACTGGCAAGTGAAATTCAGGTCATTGCGTTCAGACACGCTATATACCGTGAGCATTTACGATGATAATTACGACGGTAGCCCTGTTCAACTGACCGGGGCGGCCAATCCTTTTGAGACACAAGAGGATGACAGCGAGGACGCATTCTCTCCAGTCCGCACACAAAGCGGGTATTTACGAATAGCAGACAATGGATATGCCGCAGACGGTGTAACCCCTTTCAACTGGCGCGACTTCATCCCAACGACAGACATCGACCGCCCGATCAAGCTGACACATGAAAAGGGAGGATTAGAAGTGATAGACTGGATGGGTACGATTCAAGCACAGAATTTCGGGGCAGGGTTGTTTGAGAATCCATTGGTGCGCGAATATCCACTACAATGTCCGCTAACTGTCATGAGCATTTCAGATGTAAGCACCGATAATAAAAAGATACAGAATTTCGCTTATATATTATGGAGCTGCATGAACACCATCCCCGAATTCTGCAGGCCTGTCTATTTTGTGATACAAGGAGGTTTGGACGCGAAAGAATGGTTGAAGAAGAAAGTCGATTGGATAGACTTTATAGAGTTAGACAGAAATTTCACTGTAAAATCGAAATATGACTATGGTACAGTCTTTGAATACATGTGTCAATATTGGGGATGGACAGCGAGAACGAATGGTGGCACACTTTATCTGGTTAGCGCGGATGATTCGTCAGAGCAACATGCTTTGAAGTTGACATGGGAGCTGTTAACGGAGTTGGCGGCAGGAATTGACGTGGGTTATCTCGATGCCATGTTTAGCACGGTGACCATCGGGAGCATCTTCTCTACCACAGACAACATGGATTATCAAGACAGAGGCCCGAACAAAGTAATTGTGAAGGTTGACCAGAACAAAGCATCCGACAGCGTGATAGACCCTTTCGACACCGAATTGGTGAAAGAAATGAATCGCTCGGCATGGAGCGACGGATACATAGAGAATGACGACCATGATTATTGGCACTACACAAAGGATGTGCTGACGGTGGAACGCTACGACCTCATCGGCGAGGCCAGCGACCATCCTCCGCTTCCTCAACACGGGCACGGCGCGTCCTTCAACATCCTTTCAAAGAATAACGGTGAAGCTGCAGGCTACGGCTACAGCAAGGTGGGGAATGTGATTCACATCAACCGCACTTACAACGGCTTCGCCTTCATGACGCTTATGACCGTCTATGAGCATTGTTTCAGCGACGGTTTTTTCCGCATATTCGCCACCACCTACCGCAAGGGCGAAAAATATGAGGAAGGCAGATTCTTCGCCGGCAATCCGGCCATGAAGATGAGGTTGGGTGTAGGCTCAAGTCGTGAAACCGCGAAATGGTGGGATGGCCGGGCATGGCAGAACAATGTCTGCACTTTTCTTGCCACCATCGGAAACAAGACGCAAGAACTCTTCAGCCGTTACGAGGTTACGGCAACCAGTAACGAGGAGACCAGTATCATTCAGACAAGCAACTTATGCGGCCGAATGTTTATTGACTTGTTAGGCTCGGATGATAGTCGTTTACCTGATATTAACGGCCAAAAAGAATTTGACCTTCTCAATTTCCGCGTTGAATATCAGAAAAACGACAACGTGACCAAGCGCCAGTACCCCAACAGCGGAGTGTGGGATGTGGTAGAGAACATTGACGTGCCGACGCTTGAATATGAAGCGAAAAATGACAGCATTGTGGTGAAAAGCGACTACAACATTGATTGCGTGTATGGCAGCAACGACGGCATACCACCAGGCTACGGCATCTTGATGAATGAAAACGGCTCGTACATGTCAACCGTCGAATATGACGGCGAGATGGAACGCCCGGAACAGCATCTCGCCAACCGAATAGCAGACTATTGGGCCACTTCTAAACGTCGAATTACCTGCGGACTGCTTACACATGACGGCACGAACCCAACAGCCGTCAACAGCCTAACGCCATGTGATAAGGTCGTTATCGATGGTACCACGCTCTATCCTTTTTCGGTCAGTCACATTTGGGTTGACGATGAAATAAAAATTATGGCTTTGGAAATTCATAATTAAATCTAAAACGCATGATCATACCAGGCAACGACATCATCTTCACGCTGGGCGGCAGTGCGGTTGCAGCGTGCAAGTCGTGTGACATAGAGGTGCAATGCGACACGATAGAGGTAAGCTCACCGACCACCGGCGACTACCGCACCTTCATCAAAGGGCGCAAGGAGTGGGGGTTCAGCTCAAACCATCTTGTCACCAGTTTCAGCGACTTTGTAATGCGGGTCGGCGTAACCTACGCCGTCATCATATCAAGGCGCAACGGCACGTCCACCGACCAGCTGTCAGGCACGGTTATATGCACCAAGGCAAAGGTCACAGCAACGCGGGGAAACCTCACTCAGGGAAGTTTCACGTTTAAAGGGACTGGAGCCGTTATTCAAAACAGCACAGAGTCAATTATCTGAAATATAGAATTGTTTTTTCATTAGGTGAAAGGTTATTAGTTTTTCAGTGTAAACCTCCAACATAATGTCGGGGGTTTATTAAAAAGCACCGATTTATAATGAGAAGATTCCCAAGAATAAACATGCGCGAGGGCGCGACAGGCCAGGCGGCTGGCGCGGCTGTTGCAGTTGCGCAAGGCACTGGCGGCAATGCCGTCGCCACCGTGACATCATCGGAGATGGTGGCCACCGACTTCGAGGAAAACGTGGTGCGCATCAGTTCGCCGAGCAAGGCACTCACCATCTCGGCATGGTACCGAGGCGTGGAACTGCGCATGAAGACGATGGGGCAGCTCGTGCCGCAATACCAGAAGAAGAACCGACCCGACGACGGCGGCAACTTCGTGCAATACAACTATGGCCGTGCCGGAGTCATCAACTACAAGTTGCAGGTGCGCCCCAATCCCATCATGACCGCCACCACCTTCTGGCAGCAAGTCGAGTACCTGCGCATCATGACCGGCAACGCGCTGGTGTATATCGAGCGCGACGGCAGCGGCGAGGCATTCGACGTGCGCAACCTGTGGCTGTGCAACGGCGGCGTGTATAACGAACAAACGGGCACCTACGACCTCTGGTATCTGAGCGACCGCGGCCAGCGGTTTGTGTCAGACATAGACCGTGAAGACGTGCTCCACTTCGCCAACACGTTCAAGTTCCCCGGCACCATTTGGGGCATCCCCACGCTCACCTTCGCCATCCAGACGTTGAGCCTTCAGGCCACCAACAACCGACAAGCAATGGAGAACGCCGCCAAGGGTGGCCGTGTGAAACTACTCATCGGCGAGGAGAAACCCGCATCAGCGGCAGGCACGCTCGCCTTCGGCATGTTCGATAAGGGGCAGATGGACAAGTACGCCCGCGAGGTGAACGAGAAAATCTACCATCAAGACGTGGTGGCCCTGCGCGGACTCGACAAGGTGCAGCAGATCTCCATGACCGCCCAGGAAATGCAGTTGCTTGAGCAACTCGGCTTCGGCGTGGCAGAGGTAGGCCGTTTCCTTGGCATCCACCTCTCGCTGCTGATGGAGTACAGCAACTCATCCTACAAGACACCGGAAGAGGCGACGCAGGAACTGATGCAGCGCACCATCCAACCGCAAATCCCAGAAATAGAGGATGAGCTCAATGCCAAACTGCTCACCCCGTTCGACTTCGGTCAGCGGCGGTTCCACGTCTGCGAGCAGCCACTGCTCCGGCTCGACATGAAGAGCCAGGCCGACATTGACCTCAAGCGGTTGCAGACCGGCTGGAGCCCCAACGAGATACGCGGCCAATACGACATGCCAGCCGTGGAAGGCGGCGACGACCACTACGTGAGCACCAACCTCGCCGTGGCCGGAAGCAAGAAACTGAGAGGCGAAGACGGGGGGAATCCTGAGCCGAATGGTCTGACCGGCGAAGACGGTGCTGCCCCCGCCGCCACTCAACCATCACAACCCAACCAGGAAGGAGGCGAGCAATGAGCACGGGCTATTCGGCAGGCATGCGGCAAGACCGCATCCGCATCCTCAACCGCACCAAGGCCGAGACCTCCGCTTTCGGCATCGACGGCAACGGCATCGAGTGGGAAGAGACCGACTGCCTCTGGGCTGACGTCTCATGGACAAAGGGCATGCGGGCACAGACCGCCGGAGCCATCGACGTGTACGGAATCATCGCCGTGCGCATGAACTATGACGCAGGCAAGAGCCGCTGCATCACCATGCGCTCACGCATCAAAGACTCAGAGGGCGTCACCTATCAGATCATCCCCGAGACCTTCCACGCCGACCGCCGAGGCAATACGATAGAGTTCCGGGCACAAGCCATCATCAACGACAAGTAGCCATGAACAAGAACGTAGCCATCATCCATTACAACACGCCTGAACTGACCGAGGCCACTATCCAGTCGGTGCGCAAGCACGGCGGCGAGGACTACCGCGTGTTTGTCTTCGACAACAGCGACGAGCGGCCTTTCAAGTACAAGATGCGCGGCGTAAAGGTGTTCGACAACACCCGTGCGCAGATTCTCGACTTCGACGCAGAACTGGCCAAGTACCCAGACAAGCACGAAGGGCAGGGCAACATCAACAACTGGGCGAGTGACAAGCACATGATGAGCGTGCAGAAGTTGTGGGAACTCATCCATGACGGCTTCGTGCTCATGGACTCCGACATCCTCGTGAAGGAAAACATCGACTGGATGTTCATGGAAGACCAGTGCTGCTGCGGCTACATCTCCAACAAGACCGCCAAGGGCATCCCACGGCTCATGCCCATGCTGCTGTGGATCAACGTGCCGATGTGCGTGGCAGGCGGCGCAAGGTTTTTCGACCCCGACCGCTCATGGGCACTGCACCCCATCGACGACCCGCGCAACTTCTGGGACACCGGCGCGGCTTTTCTCGACGACATCCGCCGACTGAAGCCGCAATGCCACGGAAAGGCTATCACCCGCGATCGCATACTCCAGGCGATGGTGCATCTGAAGAGCGGCAGTTGGAAGCAGAACGACATCAAGCTCCAGGGCGAATGGCTGAAAAAATATGAAGACCTCTGGTCACCCACACCACGGATGCGCGGCATCAAGGACGTGGCCATCTGCGCCATCGGAAGACGGGAAAACCGCTACGCCCGCGAGTGGGTGGAGCACTACCTGAAGATGGGAGTGAGCCGCGTGTTCGTGTATGACAACGGCTTCGGCGACGACGAGCGGCTGGCCGACGTGATAGGCGACATCGACCGCGTGGACATCACCGACTGGCGCAACAGACCCAACGGGCAGAACGCCGCCTATAACGACTGCTACGCCCGCCACGGCAACGACTACGCATGGATAGGGTTCTTCGACTTCGACGAATACCTGCGCATCGGCAACCGCCGGAGCCTGCCCAACCTGCTCAACCTCTACAAGGCCGCCGACTGCGTGCTGGTGAACTGGCGAATCATCCGCGACGACGGCACGGTGATGGACCCGGAGACCTGCGTGAAATACGACTTCCCCGAGGATGACCACATCAAGTCGTTCGTGCGCGGCGGCATCCAGGGCCTGCGATGGGGAAAGACCCCGCATGTGCCATCGGCTCCCGAAATGCGCTGCGTGAACAACCGCGGCGAGGTGGTGGAGCAGAAGCCCTTCGCCCCGTATGACTTCGGCATGATGGCTCTCGACCACCACCACACGCGCACCGCCGAGGAGTTCGTCGAGAAACTCCGCCGCGGCTTCCCCTGTCTCGACACCTACACGGAGAGATACCGCAGCAAGGCCGTGGAGTATTTCTTCCGAATCAATGAAAGGACTAAGGAAAAGGAGGCGGTGCTGGGAGATGGTTAACTCTTTCCGACAAGAAAGTTAACTATCTCCGAAAAGATGGTAAACCCAAAACAAGAAAGCGCAAAACATATAGAAACATAATATCACACCGAGTTATGGATGAGAAGACAAAGAAAAGAGAAATCAGAACAATTGAGTGCGATCTCACCGTCCGTGAGGTTGAAGGAGCTGAAGGCTCGCAGGGCGAGTCTCGCACCATCGCCGGCACAGCCATCGTCTTTAATGCTGAGTCGGAAGTACTCGACGACTGGGGTGTTGACTTCCGTGAAATCATCAAGCCGGAAGCCTGTACCCAAACGTTCATCAACTCGCAGGACATCAAGATGAACCTGCTGCACAACCGCTCGATGACCATCGCACGTAGCAACAAGGGCCGCGGCTCTCTGAAACTCACCGTCGATGGCCGTGGCGTGAACTTCGAGTTCGAGGCTCCCAAGTGCGACCTTGGCGACCAGGCACTCGAATTGGTGCGCAGCGGTGTTTACAGCGGCTGTTCCTTCGAGTTCATCCCTGAAGACTACGAGGTGGAGGAGAGAGGCGCGAACAAGGAAGTGCGCATCACGCACAAGCGTTTCGCCGCCATCACCGCCCTCACCATCGGAATGGACCCCGCATACTCGCAGACCACCGTCAACGCCCGCGAGATGTGGAACGAGACACCCACCGCCAAGCGCGAGGCCGCAGAAGCCGAAGCCGCCCGCAAGGCAGAGGAGCAGAAGCAGCGCGAGCAGAACGAGCGCGAAAAAGTGCTCAGCCGTGAGCGCGAACTGGCCGCCGCACAGCGGATGGCACGTGAGAGAGAAATCGAACTATTGAGTTACTAACTTTTTTAACTGGTTAAAAATGACAAAAGCAAAAAAGACCATCGACGAGTTGATGTCACGCCAGCGTGAAATCAACACCAGCCTGGGACAGCTCGACGCTGCTCTTCAGGAGAGAGAACTGAACGACGAGGAGAAGGCCAGCCGCGCCAGTCTGCTCGCCGAGTATGAATCCAACAAGCGCGAGATCGGCATGGGCATCCAGGAGAAGCAACTCGCTGCCGTGACCATCGCCCCCAAGAAGGACGTGAACACCGAACTGCGCGAGTTCCTGCGCGAGGCAAAGGTAGGCTCCAAGTTCGTCATCCCGATGAGCCGTGAGAGCATCTCCTACAACTCTCAGGGCGTGGGCAACTACCCCGGCACCGACGGCTACGTGCAGGGCATCACCGTTGTCGACCTCATCCCCACCGACCGCCCCGACGGCGACATCCTGCTCACCGCAGGCGTTCCCATGACCACCGGCGTGACCGGCAACAAGATTCAGTGGGCTTTCGCCGGAGGCGTTGAAGCAGTGTTCGCCAACGAGCTGGCCGCCACCACCGAGCGCGTAATCGACCTCGACAAGCAGTCGCCCATCCAGCAGCGTCTCACCGTGCGCGTGCGCATCTCCAACGAGGCCCTGGTGAACAGCGACTACGACCTCCAGTCGTACATCGTCCGCGCCGTGGCCGACAGCATCCGCCAGAAGGTGAACTGGGCACTCGCCAGCACAACGAAGGCCACAGAGAACTTCTTCGGCCCCTTCGCTCAGAACGCAGAAGAGGGAACCTACGGGCAGAACGGCTACAAGCCAGGCAAGCAGGTGGGCACCTACTCCGAGTTCACCAAGGAGACAGCCGCCGAGATGATCGGCAAGTTGGCATCCCACAACCTGCCCACCAACAACGTGGTGTTCGTGATGGGAGCCGCCGACTTCTGGAAACTGAAGGTGACCCCGTTCGACCAAGGCTCCGGCATCATGCTCATCGGCAACGACAACCGCCTGCTCGGCATCCCTGTCATCGCCAACAACGCCATCAACCGCAGCACGCAGAAGGGTGCAGCCAGCGGCCACGCCGTCGGTCTCGGCAACTTCTCCTACGTGCCCGTGATGCAGCATGGAAACATCCGCCTCTCGATTGACGCTGTTTCGGCAGTCGCCAGCAACACCGACGAGGTGTACGTGACCATCAACGCATACTTCTCGATGACCATCCTGAAGGACGGTGCCGACGCATTCGTGCTCTACACCAAGGAGGGCGACAGCGCATCTGACATCTAAGCAATGACACAATTCTACGCGGATTCATAGTTCCGGCCGGACGTGCGGTTTGCGCACGGGTGATCGTCAGAACCGCCGTCCGGCATCTATGATAAATCTGCGGAAACATCAACCATTCACACAGACAGCATGAGCCTTGCCACTGACAGCATCTTAATCGCGGCCATCAAGTCAGACGATGACATCATGGAGCGTATCGGCAACCGCATATATTCGACAGCCATACCTTTGCCTGACGAAGACGCGGACAACGTGCCTACCCCGTATATCATCGTTTCGTTCGACGGCCTGAACAATGACCAGACGACGAAGGATGACCCGTATGAGAGCGGCACCGACATCGTTAATGTCAGTGTCGAGATTGTGGCGGGGAGCCGTCCCGAGCTGGCTAAGCTGGCAATGGATGTCAGGAGCGTAATACATTCATATTTCTTGAATGAGTACACGCAGGTTGAAGGATACAATTTTAGTAGCGATGCCGTCAATTACGACCAGTTCAAACCATGCTACTGGCAAGTGCTCCGCTATCAGTGTGACGTAACCGAACAAAAAAAATGGGAACAATTAAAGGACAGAATCTCAGATTGAAAATCGGCGGCAAATATGTCGCCTTCTCGACGAACTGCACGGTGCACGTTTCCGCCAACCTGGAAGAGAGTTCGACGAAAGACTCCACCAACAATTTCCAGCAGCAGGAGATAACCGGCATGTCGTGGGATGCAAGCGCGGACGCGCTCTATTCCGTCGAATCCGATGCAACCGGCATGAACGCCGTCGATGCGCTTGACCTCGTTCTCGCTCAGCAGAAGGTGGAGGTAGAGTTCGACCGTGCCGAAGGGAACAAGAACCGCGAGGCCGTCACCAGCTCCGTGAAATATTCAGGCTATGCCTGGGTGAACGATGTGAGCGTTAACGCGCCAAACCGTCAAAACGCCTCATACTCCATTCAGCTCGCGGGCGACGGACCGCTAACAAAGGGCGGCATCGTAAGCCAGAGCGACATCTAATAACACCACCCCCTCCCGATTTGGGAGGGGGTCTGTAAATGAAACGGACTATGAAAACAAAGAAAATCACAATAGCGGGCAAGGAAGTGACCATCGCCTACTGCTACGCCACTGAGATCGCATTCCGCAAATACACGGGCGTGAACATTGACCAATTCGACGCAAGCGACCCTGGGCACGTTCTGTATCTCATCCTTTCGGGTCTAATCGCATGGAGCCAGTCACAGAATGAGGATCCGGCTGTGAAAGACGAAGAGTTGATGTATCAGGCCAGCCCCGGCGAGATTGTCAACGCTCTCTCTGAGGTGTTCAAGCTGCGGTCGGAATGGTACGAAGTGCCGGCTGGCGAACCCGAGGATGAAACAAGCGAAGAAGAGACTGGCGAAAAAAACGCATGACCGCCAACGACATGTACCAGTTGTTCGTTGGCGAGATAGGGATACCGCGCCGGGAGTTCCTCTATGAGATATGCTTCTGGGAGGCGAGGCGGATTTTCCGGGGCTACCGCAACCGATACCGCGACATGTGGAGCGCGTTACGCTGGCACGCTTATAACATCATGGGAGCGATGCCATACGTCGATTTGCACAAAAACGGCATCTTCAGTCCGACAGACCTCATCAAGTTCCCATGGGACAAGAGTGAATCAGAAAAAGACCTGCCTTCAGACGAGTGGGTGAACGAGGCGAGGAAAAAATTGCAAATGTTGAATGAGAAAAAGGGGGTTGATTGAAACCAACCCCTTTTTTTCGTAATCACCACGTCCCAGTCACGCCTTCCTCCCAGTCCGTGCTCACACTCACGTCAACGGCACCCTCGCTGCCGAAGAGCGACCCGTGGTATTCCGTCGCGCGGTTGCGCTTGAACGGCGCACCGACGATGGACGCGCTGCCGATGTCGTTGCCCGAGCCGTCAGACGCGCTGATGCCGACATTCGTCGTCCATTCACCCGCCCCGCTCAGTCCGAACACGCTGACAGCGAGCTGCCCTGTCGTGCCGATATATGAGTCAGGCACGTTTACCGTGACCGCCTTTTTCTGAGAGGACACGGCATTGCCCGTCATGTAGTCGATGCCGTAATACCAGCGTTCTGGAGTGACCGATATGGAGGCGAGACCATCCGGCACCTTGTCTTCGATGACGATTCTCAGCTTGGTTGCCACACGGTCAAGCGTCACGGCGCGGTTGCCGTTAGAAGTGCTCACCACGTTAACCTCGTAGTCCTTCCAGAAAGTGTCACGCACGGTTGACCAGCTGATGACATGGCCGCTTTCATCCACTGACGGATCGGCCCCGCGGCTCGCCACGAAATACACATGATGCTCACCGTATGGGAGTGACATCTTCGGCCTGCCCCATTCATCGTCATCCGCCGTCTGGTGGATTTTTTGAACAAGCGTCCCACCCATATAGTCGAACACCCATAGGTCGGTCATATCCGTGTCGCCCTCATTCAAGTAAGAGCTGTTCGCCCTGCGCGGTGCCTTGAACTGAGCCGCCCCGAAATCACCCTTCACCGTGAAAGTGAAGTTCTTTACAGGCCCGTCAACGACTGGGCTTGTCTTTTCCGAATCATCATCAAACATGACGTTCTTACACGATACCATTGCCAAAGCGGCACACAAAAACAAAAATGATTTTTTCATAACGTTATAGTTTAGGTTTGGTTTTTCGTTCGAGTTTTTTCGCCACCATCTCAAAATCATCGTGGACGCTCTGCGCCATCACCTTCGCATATTTCTGCGTCTGGGTGATGTTGGTATGGCCAAGCATTTTTGACAGGTTCTCAATCTTCACGCCCATCCTGAGCATACGCGTGGCGAAAGTATGACGGGCGAGGTGAGAGTGCAGGCGCGTCTCGATGCCAACGGCGGCGGCAAGCAGTTTCAGACACTTGTTATAATCCGAATTCAGAATTTTCGGAGCCTGCCACCCATAGCGTTGCAGTATCTCGATGACCGGCGGCAGCAGCTGGTTGACATAAGGGACACCCGTCTTGATCCTGGTGCCTGTGTGAATCCACTTGCCGCCGACTTCCTTATAGTCGCTGATGTCAAAGGCTTGGGCATCGGAGTAGGAGAGACCCGTGTACATCTGGAAGACGAACAAGTCACGCGCGGCGGCAGCCTGCGTGCCCTGCATCGGGTGGAGTGACTCAAAGGCCGCTATCTCAGCCTCGGTGAGATATTCCACGTTCTCCTTGATGCCTTTGCGGAACTCGCCACGCAGCTTGTCATAGGGGTTGGCATCAATCTTGCCCATCTTCACCGCACGCGATAGTATCGCCCGCATGGTGCGGTGGTAGTTGTAGACCGCCGCCTCACCGATGCGCTCGGGAGCCTTCCCCGCCTGCATGTCGGCATTGGTCTGCGGCACCGTCAGCGTCTGAAGCCACGAATCCCACTTGTAGATGTTCTCCACGGTGAGCTCGCGCCAGGCCGTCATGCGGCCATACTCTCCCAGACGCTTCACCATCGTCTTGTAGCGGTTGCGCGTACCCTCACCGATATTGAGCAGCGGCACCTGCGACGTGAGCCAGTCGAGCATAGCCGTTTTCTCAGCCGCGCCAACCGCCTCCATCTCATACGCCTGCCGCCGGATTTCCGCCACGTCGATGGCGATGCCTTTTTCCACGCAGCGATTCACCGCCCGCATCATCTTGTCGGTGATGATGTCGAGCTGGTCCTGGAGCACCGCTTTGTCGGCCCTTCCGACAATGTGCCCGTCGCGCAGCTCACGCCCGCGTACCTTTATGCCTGTATTGATATAGTAGGGCTTCCGGTTCACGGTCACCCTCAGTTCGACGGGACCTTCCGCTCCCGCCTTCGTCCGGCCACGATGGTCGAACACGATTGCTTTCGTTATCATAGTTTTGTGCTTGAGGTTTGAGACATTTTTTTGTTTTTCATTTCACCGGCTGCCATGGCATCCGCCGCGCCAGCCATGTGCTTTTCAGAGATTCGCCGCATATAAAGCGGTCTTTTCTTCATTTTGTTTCCCCACGGGTAAACAATGGGGAAACAAATGGCAATTTTCAT